AAATCTGACTTTTCGTTTACCTAAATCTGACTTTTCGTTTACCTAAATCTGACTTTTCGTTTACCTAAATCTGACTTTTCATTTACCAAAATCTGACTTTTCATTTACCAGTAGCTTTATAAGTATCTGAAAACTAAACTATTAAGATTTTACTAATATATATAATATCTATAATCTTATAATTTTCTATTTAAAGACTTCGTTTTTAGGTAAACGAAAAGTCAGATTCAGAAAGGTAAATAGGTTCAAAACCACTTTTCAGTTTACCTTCAAATCTGACTTTTCGTTTACCTGCATTATCCGTTCTTATGTCTATCCAGATACTCGATGACTGCCTGCAGAGCGATGTCCTTGATAGGCGTACCCGTCTCCATCTTCATCTGCAATATCTGCATGTAGTAATCCATCGGCACATAGATGGTGATACCGTTCTGCGTCTTCTTGCCAGCCTTTCTCATAGGTGCAGGGTCGGGAGCAGAAATAGGAGCGGCTGATGCAGGAGGAACCGGAGACTGCGAAGGTGCTTCAGCCTGGGGTGCAGGTTCCGACTCTGCGGTACCCTGCCCGTTCTGCTGTTTCTCCAATGCCTCGGCAGCGCGCTTCTGGCGAGCTTCCTCATTTGCCTCATAAATCTTTTCTATACCTTTGATGGCTGGCGAATCTTCCAAACCTTCAAACTTATGTATGCTACTTTTTGCTTGTCTTGCCATAATCGTAAATCACTAAAAATTAAACATCATTATTCCGGCATACTAGCCAAAATTTCCTTCGTAAAATTCTCGTAGTCCTGCCCTACTCTGCTGTAAGGCGAATAAGAGAATATATCCTGATTGATAGCCTGCGCCTCTACCATCTTCGTATCTCGACGGGTGTACGAATCGAACATGTAATCATCAAACTTATTGCCCAGATACTCCTTAAACTGCTTAGTGGCTCTCGTCTGATCATTACTCATCACCATAAACAAGCCTCGAATATCAATATCAGGATTCAAGTCTTCACGGGTTTCCTGCACCGCATTCAGAATTTCGGCAATACCTTTCGTTGCCAGCATTTCGAGCTGGATAGGTATTACCACACCCGTTGCCACCGACAGGGCGTTATGCGTAAGCAGAGATAGCGCTGGTGGGCAGTCTAACAGAACATAATCGAAAGCCTCCAGGATAGATAAAACTCCTTCTGTAGCCAATTCGTCGCCTCGTACTTCCGTCAGCGGCTTGCCGAATAACTTATACAAAGCCTTGCGTGGTACCGGCATCTGATTAAGGAAAGGTTCGATATTGATAAGCCGGTAAGATGCTGGAGCAAGATAGATGCCCTCTCTTACCTGATAGACGGTCAAGGGAGACTGCTGTATCATCGCATCGTATACAGTAGGCTTTCCGATATTCTCTGCCTCACTCCATCCGAAGAGGAAGGAGAGACTTGACTGAGGGTCCAAATCAATAAGCAAGATACGAGGTTTGCGCTCCTTGCCATCTTCACCCCTACCAAAGTAACCTTTACCATAACGGCGAAGACCAGTTGCCAAACTCTGTACGGTTGTTGTCTTACCAACTCCCCCCTTGTGATTTACGAAGGCGAGGATTTCTTTTAATCTTGTTTCTGCCATAATCTTAAAAGTATTAATTCGTTTATATATATATATTTATTAATGTATTCATTTCTTTGTTCAAAGAAAGAAAGCTATGTTTCTTTCTTTCAATAAAACCACTAACGCATCCACGCATAAATGCACATTTGTGCTTTTATGCTTTTGTGTTTTAATGCTGCAAAGTTAAGGTTTTAATTTTAAACCACCAAATGTTTTTAATATTTTTAATGCTTTTATGTATGGATTGATGTATTGAAACAAATATACTAATAAATCAATCAAGAAATAAACCAATGAATGAACAAAGAAACTAATGAAGAAAGAAATAAATGAAGAAACAAACCAACCAACGAAGGAATAAATAAACCAATGAAGAAAGAAACCAACCAACGAAGGAATAAATAAACCAATGAAGAAAGAAATAAATCAATAAATATATAAACACATAAATACATAAACGCACAAACGTGCGTTTATGCGTGCTTTTGTGCTTTTGTGTATTTATGTTTTTATGTATTTATGCTTTTATGCTTTCGTTGCCTTGTCGTAATCAAAGATGTAGAGGTCGGTCATCGCCTTGTCGTTGGCAGCCAGTTCGGCACGCGTGATAGGGTAGGCGAGTTGTCAGGCAGGCAGACTGGCTCACGCTCACGTCATCATTTTCTGGCGAAGTAAACCGCAGTTTCACAATAGCCTTGTCAGCCACCTGCCGGCTGCCTCCGTTCTCCGCTGTCTCGTCCACATACTCGATACATGAAGTGTTCATCATCATGCACGCTGCCATCATCAAAAAGGTGGTGGCAAACAAAAACTTTTTCGTTCTCATAAGCCAAAAATTTTAAGTTGTTATAGATATATCTTAAAGCTCTATTTTCTTTTGCATCGGCGAAACTCAGTGATATTCCGCCGATGCAATAACGTAAGGAAACCTACTCCATCAGGTTCGGGTACATATCGTATTTGCTGGCGGCTTCCTGCTGCCACTCGTCAGACTTACTTTTATATGCTTCCTCCTGATACTCTTTATCCAGGAACTCGTTCCACTGCTTTTTAAATTCATCCTGCACGAATCTCCTTATCGTTCCGAGATACTTCTTTTCTTTATCATAAATGATACGGTTTTCCTTTTTGCGGTCGTTAGCATTCGGGGAAGTTGATTTCCTGAAGAAAACTCCAAATTCAACCTTAGAATGAAACAGCTTGCGGTATTCTATCAGGAAAGGAACTAGGCGGTCTCTCAGCTTTTCTAATATATCCTCTTCCTCATTCTCTAAACCACTAGCCGAAGAATGTAGAATCTCATTTAAAGACATTACTACCACATTCTTGTCTGTTTCTACCGTCAGTCCACAATACCAGCATTTATCTTCAGAATCTCCGTCATTATAAAAGCAGTGGTTTATGAATACCTTTAAGGAACCAGTCATATTCGATTTATCTATATGAACATCATAATTTTCTAGATCAGAAATAAGTGATGAAATATATCGAGTATATCCAAAGACATGACATAGATTTTCAAAGGGTATCGTTTCGCCACGATGAGCGATAACTGGGTTATCATCAAAGTCGTCCTTTGCACCTGCAGGGATATGCCAGTAGTCATCATCGCCGATATAATACGGCTTGTCTAATCTATCTGGAACATCTTTGCTCTTCTTCCATGCTATACCAACACGCTCACTCAATATGCCATACTCATCAACGAAAATGGCATGATCATTATAAGGAATGGCTACTATTTCTTCATTATCTTTCATGTTTCTTAGTTTTAAAATTGTTCTTTATATATATATCTGAATATCGCAGGGGGCGCAATATCCTTGCGCCCCCTGCGATATTTTTCTATTTGAATGCTCCTGCCAGAAGTGGCAGGAAGAATACTGCCACGCCGATGGTAGAGAAGAGCAGCACGGCTACACCTACGAAGGCGAGGGCTGCAAGGGAATATGTGATTGCTTTTTTCATAATGCTATAATCTTTTAGAAGTATTAAAATTGATGTTTGTATTTTTATCGCAGTATCGGTGAAGTTTTGCCGATACTATAAAGATGGGTCCTCCTGCGCCTGTAAGGTCGTAGCCTTTATAGCTCGGAAGGTGTCAGCAATATACTTGCTGCCGCCATGACTCATGATCCACTCATGCACATCGTCAGGAATGACGTACTGTCGTTTCTTGCCTTCAGCAGCAGGTCTGCCTTTCTTATTCGTTGTTTTGGTATCCTCCATAAAAATCCGCTTCGCCGTGATGCGGTAGGGCTGAAAATTCTTAATTAATATTAATAATTCGGGTGAAATGATACAACGTATTATTTTATTTCTTAAATTTGCACCGTCTTCGGAAGGCTTTTAATCGTACCTTTATGGATATTGATTTAATCGAACCTTTATGGAATGGAAAGAGCAATATAACTTCCGTTGACGGTCAGACTCTTCAAAGTCTGCGGATTTAAACGCTCTTATAGAGCCAAATTTCTACTATAGTAGATTCGAGCCAGAAGGCTCGCTGTGCCCCGGCTTAGGTCGGGGCTTTTTCGTTTTATGCGTAAACGCCAATTTTATGAAACTCCAACGTTGTGTGGTTGTCAGGATAGCTACAGTCCTCAAACATAACCCAATAACCTTGCTTATCCAGGAATATCTGACCGATTGAGCTTGCACTGTCTTTCGGCTCGCCCGCCAATCTATTGCATATTATCCTAGTCAGATCTTTATAAGGTTGACGTTGTTCGTCTATGATACGGAAAGAATATATGTTCTTATCTCTTCCCGTAATCGTCAGCGTGGTTATTAAACCCTCAATCGTTCCAACTCTCTTGTACGTATCATCCTTGCACACCAAAGATTCACCATTATCAAACAATCGTCTTGCAAGAAACGTTGTCGTATTGTTACAAATAATCTCCGACATAATTATTCCGCTTAACCGTGATGCGATAGGGCTAAATGATTTTTATTTAAAATCTACATCTTTGAGCGGATCATTATCGCCGCCGTTCTCAATCTCGATACCTTCCGGCTTTTCCAGAAGGAGTTTTCTCGTAGCCTCCAGCATCATAATGGAGTGGATGGTGGCCTGTCTTGCGTGATAATCTGAGCCGGCATCATCCACATATTGCTTATTCATGCGGACCAGCGTATTCAGGAAGTCAGCACACTCCTCACGGCTCGGATTGTTCACGTGAATCTCGCAGGTAACAGCCTTCAGGAAGTACTCCATACCCTTCTTCAGCAAGGTTCTTATCCTGCCCGTATCAGGATGTTGCCCTATCATCTGATGAATCTTGATTCTCAGGCTACACCCACGGCGAGGAAAACCGATGCGGTAATCATCGCCTACCTCCTCCTTTTCCTCGTCGATGTAATCTACCTTTGCGATGAAACCGCAATCCTTATCAGTGCAGACGATGAAGTCGCACTCACCACGCTTGTGATTTCGCAGCGTGTCTATAATAAACAGGGGAATTTCTCTTTTTGCCATATCTCCAAGTGTTTTATGATTCTTTGTAAAGCTGGCAATACAGCTCTGATCTCATGCGCTTGATATAGAAGACCACTTCGCCAGGTGCAGGCTGATAGTCTGACTTTACAAACATCGCATTCTCGCCATCTGTGGCTACATACTTCTCCATTCCGAAGGTATTTTTCGGGATGCTACCCTCATAGTAGCTTTTGGCTACAGAGGATAGCTGCAAGGATGATAATATCATTTTTTCCATATTCTATAAGTAATATATAATTCTACAATTTGTTCATAACGTAGCGGATAACACGCTCGGTATATTCTTCAAGACCGAACTTCTTGCCATACTTACGAAGATCGGCAAGCGAAATCTCGGTAGCCTCGTGACCGATGGCAGCTTCGTAGCGATTTTTGAAGTTCTGAGTACCAGGACGGCAGTTGCCGGAAGCCAAAGACTCCTCAAAGGTAAACATGTGATTTCCTACCTTCTGGTAAACGAGCTGATCCTTGCTTCTGGCATTCAGCAGACTAAGAGCCTGCTTGTTTCGCTTCTCGGCGCTGATACGCTGCGCCTCCTTTAATGACTTGGCAACGATGTGCTCACCCCTTACCAGGAAGCCCTTTACGGTTTTAATATCAGCGATAGCCTTGCCCTGCTCTATCCACTCACAAGCCACGCCCTGGCGCTTGATTTCGCCACGCACGAAGGTAATCAGACCGCCTACGATATGGATATAATATCCCTTCTTCAGATACAGGGTGAAAGAACGGCGCACCATGGTAAAATTGCATCTTTTGCTATATCCGTCATAATCTTTCCACTCGTAGCACTCCACGCCGTTTTCTTCGGCGATTTTTGCATCGATACCTCCGTGATTTTTGCCCAGTTCCAGACAGCGGCAGATGAGCTGATCTGCACTGAAATCTACCTTTTCGCCAGCCTTATCAAATACGCAGATATGCTCCTTGATATAAGCCTGTTCCTTGGCTCTTGCCTTCGCAGCCTTCTTTGCTGCCTTCTCTTCCTCCTTCTTCTCTGCTGCCTTACGTGCAAGCATACTCAGATATTCGTCTTCGTTAGCAAGAACTTTCTTTTCCAGATACTTCTTGAAAGCCTTCTCAGCAAGAACGATATACTTGTGTACCTTGGCTGCACGCTTGATCTCATCCTTCTCGCACGCGCCGATACGGATAGAACCAGCCAGAAGCTCCACCTCATTCTTACCTTTAAGGTAGTCAGTAAGACGCATCCAGGTAGCACAAGCCACGGAAACGGAAGAAATCACGTAGTTATTGATGCAGCAGTGCTTATAATCATTCTTGCGCTTGTAAGCCTTCTCGATGTCAGCGAGGAAGTCAGGAGCGATGATAAAGAACCTATTAGCAGTGAAATCTACGGGAGTACCCTCTTTTACGTAGTAAGTTCCGTAATAACTTCCATAACCATAATACTCATGCTCAGTATAAACATCCATCTTATAGCTATCTGCAAGCGGAAGACCAAAGATGCAGGAAGCAGCGAAAAATTGGTACTGCACACTCTTACCAAAACGATGGATAGAAACCTCGCGACCCTTGCGCTCGTCGGCCTCGTCAAATCTGAACGAACCAAAGCATACGTCAGCGTCTTCACGAACTTTGTCCTTAAACTCCTTGAAAGTGATAATCATATTCTCTGCTCATGCCCTTGAGACTTATTTGGCTATCTGGCACAGCCGATTATTATTAGTATTATATATTATCTTCTTATTTTTATCTGATGCAAAGGTACAAAGAATTTCTGAAACCACTAAATAAAATACACATAAAATACTATTTTAGATGTATTTTTAACGTTTTATTACGTTTCCAGTACTCTATACCTTATTTTTCAGTCATTGTTCGCTTTGCGGTGTCGATCCTCACATCTTCAATAGATGGTGCCAGCCGTGGCAGCGAGGGAAAAAATGCTGCTGCTATCCTCACGGACCACAAGCAGCGTGTAAATCAAATGCGGACGCTTCCGCTAACAAACATTTAAAATTTCAAAGTTATTCTCAAAAGAATAATGCACCCCGCCGTGGCGTCGCTCCACGATGCCGGTCTGCCGGACGGGGTAGGGGAAGGCTTTCAGGCTTCCCCTGTATGGGATGGTGGGGCATTATGGATAACCCCGGTATATCTTATCCTATGCCGCATTATCTTGCGCATAGCACTCATTATAGTATGCCTTATATTCTTCCTCCGTCATACCTTTCACTTTAAGTATGTCTTCCCAGTAGCCTTCGCGGATATACTCCGCCTTAAATTCCTCGAAGGTATGAGGAACCCAGCCGTCAGCAACCCAGAAGGCCTCATGTTGCAATTCGATACCATCTCCTATCCAGCACCCTGATAAGATTTCATTCTCCTCGTCTGGAGTCGCCTCGTCATCCTCCAACTGCTCGTCGTAATGCTCGATGGCGTACTTGATCATCGTACGGATGTCCTTTGCCCAAGAACTGGTATCGTCCAGGCTGATATTGCACTCCTGCAGCACCATATTTACGAGCTCGTCGATACCCTTGCGGCTCTTGATGTATGCGTTGTGGTAGAAGTCGAAAGGGATAACATGATCCAGCTTCCAGCCCTTCTCTTCGTTAACCGATGGTCGTCCGTATGCCTTGCGGCTCTCTTCTACCTGCACTTCATTCTCTACATATTCTATAACGTTCATACCGTTCTTATTATTATTCTTTGCTTCCATGATTTTTTAATTTTTAAAAATTGTTCTATAATATGTGATTATTTCTCAAGCTTCTCTATCTTAGTTTCCAGATAATAGCTGTAACGAGTGTCCACAGGGCTATCGCATACCGCCATGGCGCCTTCTACGAAGTAAGGAGAATGAATGCAATTTAAACTCGAATAAACGTGCTCGTGCTTTTTGTCTTCCTCCTTGCCGATAGCTCTGAATTTCTCTACTGCCTGCTCTGCATCCTCAAAGGTATGCAGGGTATCTTTACCCTTGCGAATGATAAATGTTATATTTACTCTCATAATTTCTAATTTTTCGTTGTTGCTATAATATTGCTATAATACCATACCGCTGCCTGAGCCATCGCATCCTGCAAGGCTTCTAAATACTTGTCGATAGCTGCTGGCGTATCAGTATTGATATGCTTATCAGGATATTTGCCGCCCTGGTCTCCACTACCAAGATGGATGATGCAGAAGGAGCGATCCTTGTCGTGTGTAGCCACCATACCACGGCGCTTGCAAAGCTCCACAACCTTATCGAAATATTGTGGCTCGAAAGTGATTACCTGAAGCACGCTCCATGGGTATTCCTGGGCAGTCAGCAGGATTTTCTCCTGCTGCTGCGAGATAGCGAAATTATATATAACTGATGATTTCTTCATTTTTTCTATATGTTCTAAAATTGATTACTAATTTTTCCGATGGGCTATAATAGGGCAGCGCTTAGGCTGCCTTGCCCTTGTCTATATCGTCGATATAACTTAATGTGCTCACCTGGTCACTAACCTCATCATAGGCGTAAATCTCAGGGCGCTCATCGGTATATCCTTCTGCCTCCAGTTCTGCCTTCACGATATAATAGAGCATGTATGCCAGATAATTCGCTTGGTAAGCATTCGTATTGAATAGTACCCAGCCGCCCCAGTCGTCGATGTCATTACTCAGGAAGGAGATAAAACCACTTGAGCTGGTGCAATTCTCCTTGATCCATCCGGCTATTTTATCACGGTGATTTTTCGCCTTCTCTATAATCGCCTTCTTAGCCTGGTGAGTAAGTTTGATGCGAACCACGCAAGCATCATTCTCGTAATTATAAAAGCGTGGCTGCCATACCTGAAGAAAATTCAGTTTAATATCCTCGTGTATATACTGCTGCATCCATCCTTCCCAAACCTCGGTGTACTCCTCGCAAATGGCCTTGTAATAACCCTTATAATCAAAAGAGAAATCCTTATCCTCTTCAAATCCATTCTCAAGACCATAATAATAAATATCATCATCCGGGCTCCAGATAGAGCAATAAAAGCCTTCAAAACTGGCTAAACGTGCATCGCACACCGTTGTGAATTTCTTTTCCTTTTCCATAACCTTAAAATTTTAAATGTTCTATAATTCTTTTTATTCCCAGGGAATCCTATTTTTGAGGATTCCCTGATTTTACACGCACGCTATAATAAGGCGTGATAAACGGGTATCTTACTTCGTTAACGATATACTCCACCGTTGGAGTGCTCAAAGTAAGGGTATCTTGGCAGATTACCCGTCCGTTCATTCCGTGAATCATCATGTTCAGGGCGCACATCTTACAGGCCAGCGGATCTGAATCTTGTGCAATATAGCTATAAGGGCGACCAGCTGAATGATCCAGCTTGCTAACCTCAATAAAATGAGATAGAAGGAGACGACCGCTGCCAGCAGCACAATCATTCACTTTTAGCCCGTCTTTTTTCACGCTGGAGGCTTCTTTTTTCTTCGTGCCTACAAGTTCACTCATCAAATCCGAAACAGCCGGAGGCGTGAAAAACTGCCCCGTTCTGGAAGCCTTACCAGCTATCAAATACATTTTCTCATACAGCATGCCGAAAATATCAAGCCATTTTCCCTGCTCCATAGCCTTGGTTACATCATCCATCCAGGCCAAAGCCAAAAAGCAGAAATGCGGTTTTGCCTGAAAGCGTTCCTGCTGCCATTTCAGAAGACCCTTGAAATCATTCTTGAACGCCTCCACACTGAATAAATCCAGAAGGTAATCGCAAAAATCATTCAACGCCATCTCATAAGGTCGGCCGTCTTCCTTTACCTGCTTGGTCAAAACATCTACATATAACTTTGCATTAAACATAAATCTATAAAATTTAAAACGTTCTATAATAGGTGAAAATTCACACGTTCTATAATAGGTGCCCTGGATGATGCCCAGGGCCACCTATAATATTTTAACTACACTTCCAAATACCGGTAACTAGAGGATACTGCTGCAGGTCGTGATCCATCGCGAAGCCTCGAATATACACATCTTCGCGGATGAGTTCCTCGATGAGCTTTTCCACTTTGCGCACCTTCGCCACGTACTTTGCGTAATTCTTCCGGGTGCCATGGAGTCTCTTAATTTCATGCTGCAGCTCGCTTATCTCTATATCTATAATAGACACTGCCTTTTCCGCCTCCATGCGGTCGCGCGGCTTCCACTGCCAGAAATTCTCAAATTTCTTGTACCATCTATAATAAAGGCGCACATGGATTTCCTTATAAGGACCAGCACAGCTATTTTTTACAAGGTTCAGACTATCATCATCAAAGTAACAATGACAACCCGTAGCAGCGCCTACAGACTCCGTGAATCGCTTATTTATCACCTTACCATCGAAGGTGCGGCACACAGATTTTAGCGCCTTCAGCGCCAAAATTTCTTTGTTGGAGCGGTCAACGAGTTTTTCGACGTGTTCGCGGTACTTCTTTACCTCCTCATTCTTTTTACGGCGAAGACAAATTTTTACGGCGTTCTGGTAATCTTTTTCCGTGCCTATAATGTAGTTTATAGGCTTGTTACGATCAATCATACCACGGCGCATGTAAAACTCATTTTTCAGGATTCCGTATTCCTTTGCGTTTTCCTCGCTGCTGAAGCGTTCCGGCTTCGTGACGGAAACGGAATCGCTTATCCATGCGAACACGTCGCCAAAGTCTTCATTCAGATCGCCTAGGCGGGCTGCTATCATTACGATATTCTCTTTTGCTAAATTCTTAAAATCTATCTTTGCTTCCATAATTCCTTAAAGTTTAAAATGTTCTATAATAGGGGGTACCGGCGGGAATGATCCGCCGTTTTGGGCTGGTTACCTTTGCACCCGGGAATCTTATATATTATAGTGCCGCCATCATGGCAACGGACGCGCTAACGGTTTTTGCCTGGTTCTTGTTTGTGATTTCTGGTGTGTGATCACGCACAAATTTCTTTTGTTCGTCGCTTAATGCTGCGAAATTAGCCGCGAATGCTTTTATAAAGCGTTCCGCCTTCTTGTGTTCATCAAGGGCAAACGCCTCCACTTCGAGGCGCAAAGGTTCACGTAAGTTCTTGGGAAACTTATCTATAGCGTGATATAGAGCCGTCTCATACTCGAAGGACTCCCAAGTGCGATTATAATATGATACGCGGGTGTGCTCATAATCTTTGCCACCACCTATAACGTAAACATGATGACAAAAACCATTTTTTGTATTTGTAGTATTGCAGAAAAAAGAAATCTTTTCGCCGTTAACTATAAAATCGAAATTTGTTCTATTATAAATTTTTGTTGCCATAATTTCTAAATTTTAAAATGTTCTATAATAAAGGGATAATAAGGGAGCCAGAACCGGCTCCCATGGATTTATTTAATCGTCGAGTCTAATTTGTTCTAAATTATCTAAATCATAAATAGCCAACTGTCTGTTAACTCGTGCAAGTTCCAGGGCTTTTGCACGATCCTTCACAATTACGGTTGCATCGTAATAATAACGACCATTTTTTGAGTTATACCAGCCGCCAAAAGCGAGGCCATCAAAATGAGAAGCTTCTCCCTGATTCTGCATTTTTTCAATTACATTAACTACCTTTACGAGACCTTCAGCGCCAAACGAGTCTTGAGTAACTAACAAGCCTACAGCGTAACCAGAAGTTATAGGCTGCAAAGTTGCAGCGTTAACGGTATAACCTTCTGGATTTTGCGCGGCGATTGCTGCGATGGTTGAAATAACTAAATCCTTTTTCATAACTTTTAAATTTTAAATGTTTAATACTTTCTTGTTTTAATTTTGAGGCTATAAAGGGATCCGCCCCCTTTACAAAAGCTAAATGTTTTCACCGTCTTATAGTGTAATGTATCAATACGATATACTACCTATCAGCTCGCGACATTTCTTTATAATAGCCCGTTGCTGTTACCCGCCGTTTCCTTAAGGTTAACGGCGAAAATCCTTATATATCTAATAATAAGTATTTACAACTTATTATATATTTTTCATTTCATTTGTGATTTTGAATAACTGCCTGCAGTTACACACAAAATATAAATATGTCAAAGATCAATCGTAAAACTATTACCTTTTGTTTTACGCTTGCAAAGGTAATATATTTATTTGTTCCGTGCAAATATTTCCCGCAAAAAGTTTATGTTTTCCTTTATTTTTAACCTTTAATCACAAATAAACGCCTTAAATATACATATATTTGCAAATAAACTTATTTGTTCCCTATTTTTTTTTGTTGTTACTTGATATTTTTAATACCTTATTATATATAAAAAACTGTTGGGTGGTGCTGCATCCTGGTGGCTGGTGGGGTGGTGCTCCTCCTAGTGGGGTGGTGCTGCATCCTGGTGGCTGGTGGGGTGGTGCTCCTCCTAGTGGGGTGGTGCTCCTCCTAGTGGGGTGCTGCATCCTGGTGGCTGGTGGGGTGGTGCTCCTCCTAGTGGGGTGGTGCTCCTCCTGGTGGGGTGGTGCTCCTCCTAGTGGGGTGGTGCTCCTCCTGGTGGGGTGGTGCTCCTCCTGTTGGGTGGTGGAGGCGGCCTCATATTGCCAGCCGATCCCAGGCAGGCGGGCAGGCGGGAGTCGTTTCAGGGCGGCGGGGGTCTCGCGGCTGAATGAAGGTTCTCGGGTTTTTCTCAAGGTTTGGATTTCTCTAATTATCAATTATTTATCTTCTCCTCTCGGGCGGTAAAAACAAAAGGCTATCTCTCGTAAAACCTTAAATACCAATAGTTTAGAGGGGATTTAAAATTATTCTAAAATAATTCACGCTATCTGAAATCTTAGATAAAAATACCTAAAATATACGCTACATAATCAAAAAAAATATATAGAAAAACAAATAAATATATAACTTTTAACTAGGAATATTTGCAAAAACCAAATAAACATATTACCTTTGCACCGAAATTTAAAGAACATATATATAAATAAAGAAATTATGAAAGAAAATATTAAGCCAAAATCGGAAATCAATCTTCGCAAACTGATGCAAAAGTTAGGTTTGGGTACCAATGCGTTCGCTGAGAAATGCGGCATGTCATCGCAATCAATGTCGCAGTTCCTCCGCAACAAGTCATTAACGACAAACACTATCTATCGCATAGCTATGGCTTTGGATATAGACCCTCGTGATATGTTCTTCCCGACAAACGAAAAGGATGATCTTTTCTCGAATGCTGACAAGAAAGAAAACGAGGATGTAGCAGAAAATGAGCCAGCCTATCCGGTTCACGAAAACGGACTGGTATCAGAAAACCAGCAGCAGCAGATGATTCAGACTTCCACCTTCTGCCCTCACTGCGGCAAGAAAGTAAGGGTGGGAGTGGTACTATTAGATAATTAATAACTAAAAAAAAAGTATAACAATTTAAACAGGATTGAAAAATGAAACAGAACTTTTTAGCTATGATGAAACATTCCATGATGGCCGTCTTCACAATGGTGGCCATGGGAATGATTACGGCAGCGCTCACGGCTTGCAGCAGCAGCGAGGATGAGAGCGAGAAGAATGCGGCAAAGGTGAAAGAATATCTTACCGGCAACGAATGGACCATCAACAGCACCAACGGTACTTATTCTTATTACAAGAACCACATGGTTTATTATGAGGATGGTGGCGATCTGACTCCAGGCGGTTATGTTATCGAGCCTAACACTGCCTTCGGTTACTGGCAGATGGAGGGCGACAAGCTTACTACCCACTTCGAGGTGGGCACTCCGAAAGGCTTCAATATCGGCAATCTGCTGAATGAGACTATCTCGGGCGTGCATCTGCAGGAGAGCAACAAGCTTACGGGTAGCAGGGTATCGGTGAGCATCGATATGCGCCCAATGATTGTGGGTACCTTCGCCAACGGCAATGAATGCCAGATGAGATGCGGCAGTTCGCTGAATGATATATCCGATGAGACGGACCACGACGCTGCGCTGAGGGGTATCTGGTATTGCGTCATTACCATTACCAAGGACGGAAAGAAGGAACAGCGTATGGGATCCATGACGTTTAATGAGGACGGCACCATGCGCATGGTGATAGAGGGTAATGAGGATTTCACTACTACCTATACCACCAGGAACGGAAAGGTTACGATCAATGGTTATCTGGTAAAGGATCATGTGGCTACATTCTATTATATGAACCTCTACGGTTCGCTCATCAAACTGTATAGCTGCGAAAACGGGTATCTTTCATCTATATGGAGAAAGAACAGAGATGAAGCACACCAATAGCTGATGAAAAGGACTTTTAAAGGTAAAAGAGTAACAAGAACTTTTAAAGGTAAAAAGGTAAAAGAGCCTGGCGGGACGGGTGCTTTACTGTGAACTGGAAAATTCTTGCGGATATGACCGAAGATTTACAGATGATTTCTCTATTTTTCTCCGATTTTCTCTACGTATCTCGTTTTTTCTTCGTATCTTTGCACCCGAAAATCCGCTGCCCCGCAAGGGTTGCGGTGTTATAATCTTTAAAAAAGTATTAAAAAACGATGCAGCCCTGCCGTCCGCGATGGATAGCAGGGCTTTTTTACCTTTTTACTTTTTTACCTTTTTACCTTTACAATCGCCTTTATTGGATTGTGACGGTTACTATCTCATTCCGTCCCCAAGCCTCCTTCATCTTCTCGATGATGCGAAGGGTCCAAAGCTTCGAGTCGCTAATCCATCCCACCTTGTCGTTCTTGCCGAAAAGTAGGCAACCCTCGGTGTCCTTGGCTGAATTGCCGGGGTGGATGCGGATGCCTGCAAAGCCGGTGACGTTCTCCAATAAGGGCAGGCGGCGCTTAAAGCGAGGGGAATAGGTGTAGATCACATGATAGGTGCCTCTCGGAATGGCGGTCTTACCTTTTTCCTTTACGGTCAACACGTCATTAATACTCATGCCCTGATACAGTCCACGGTCGGTGTCCTCAAGGCAGTTGCAGTGGAAATCCTCACCATCCACATACACCTTGCTGATGGTATAGCCTTCCTTCTTCCATTTTCTATCTATCAAAATGTTCATAATAACAAATTTAATAACCAATAATTAACTATGCTGCCGATGATGATGACAAGCGAATATCTAATGACATCTTCCCACTCGAAGTGGGGAAGCTGATACTTGTCGTACTGGTAGAACTCTCGCCAAATCATCAGCGGAAGGGCTATGATGCCTATCAGCACACTCAAGAGAAACCAACAGGCAAGGCCTATCCAGTCTCGCCTGTTGAGAGTAAACAGTCTTTTCAGCATACGCACAACCAATAGGTAAGAAATACATCAAGAAATCCGGCTATCTCTATCCAATACCAGGGATGCAAGTGCATTTCCGGCTCACGTCCATCACGTTCTGCCAAATATTGCTCCCACTTTACAAAAAGATGATAAAAAAGCCATAGTACAAACCATAAGAATATTGCAAGCAAAAGCGTAGGAAGGATATTCACGCTCATACACCAACCCACGCACCCGATGGCTGCCACAATCGCACCGCATTTATGAATGGGCAGGGTATCCTTGTCAATATAGTTGGGTGCAGCTCCTACGAACATCAACCCTGCGCACCCCAAGAAGGCAAGGCATTGGATTCCCTTGCCAGAGTCGAGCATAGGAATGAGCATCAGTATCGCACTCGCAAACATGACGAGCGTGAATACCCAGCCATAGTTTCGCTTGCGCTTATCGCCTATCACTTCGCTGCCCGTGCATTTCTGCAACTGGTAATACACATCACTCATCATGTCGGGAATGCCGAACCGCATGGCTGCGAGCAAGAGAAATCCTGCCCACAGGAGAAAAGAAATCATACTTAATACATACATAGTCTTTAGAATTTGAATTAGTTACACGTTAATACCATTTTATCGACATCAACAAAATGGTGTTACCATTTTCGTGATGTCAGGAAAATGGTGCTATCATTTTCCCGATGATGGGAAAATGATATTAGAGTTTAATATCCAACTGCTTAGGATAACCCGTCTTGTAGTCGTAAGCATCCACCTCCTCGATGGTGGTCAGTTCGCTGACGGCTTTCTTGTGAGCTGCCGTCACATTGAAGCATTCCAGGGCATACATCTCAAGCGAAGAAAGCAGCATGATGGCCATATCACACCTTACCTCCAACTTGTAGCCGTCAAACCACAGGGTAGTAATATCTTGACCCATATCACGGGTAATCTGAGTGGAGTTCATCAGTCCCACACGAGTTTCCTTATCGAGCCACACCTTGTTACCATTCAGCATAAAGCCGTTCACATCGCTACTGGTGTCATAAGCAAGGATGGCTGCTAACTTCTCCTTCTTCGCCTTCTCCAAGGTAGCCTTGCATCGCTCCTGCCATTCCTCACTCACCAAATCGTACTCCTTTTCTCCGAGGTTCATTAGATAGGCTGCACGCGTCTTGCACTGGTTGCACCATGTGTTTAATGCCTCAAACTCATTCTCTGCATCCATCTTCTTGCCGAGAAGGTTGCGCATGATGGCTTCCACTTCACTCTCGGAATATCGGCTGCGAATAAGGGCTGATACGATGGCACCATAGTTCCATACGGCTACGGGCAGCGTGACCATATCCTCGCTTCCCATACCTACTTTTACACTCGCCACAAATCTGCCGCAGTCATAGTCTATAGAAATATCCTGCGACTCATTTACTAAATTTTCATTCATAGTTATTTATTTTTAATAATTGATATTTTACATTGAAATCTTTCTTCAGTTTTACGCTATCAAATCTGCCCTTGATATAGAAGTAATGAAAGAACAGAGGGCAATCATCCTTGATGACCCGCCGCTTTACAGCATACTCATTCTTATGGGCCATAAAACCGAAATAGCTATTCAGACTTGCCAAATAGTGTTCCAACTCGTAAGAATCTTCTACACTGCAGGTATCAATATGCTCCAGGAACGTCTGCAATTTCCGAAGGACGTTGATCATGCCGCCTATCGTGCGGTTGGAGAGATATACCCTGTTCATCTTGATAACGGCTCCCACGAAATATACACCTTTGGTTACGTCCTGAATGTACTGCTTATCATGGTGCATCTTCAGGTTCAGTTTTTCCTGAAGGAAAGCGTCTGCCTGATTGCGCAACATCAGCACGTCCTGTTTTCTGCGGCATACCACGGTAAAATCGTCCACAAAGCGCTCGTATCTCGCATGTATCATCCGGCATAGACTTATCATAAACTCATCGAAGAACGACATATAGAAGTTGGCCAATAGCTGCGAGGTGATATTACCGATGGGCATTCCTCTGAACCATTCTGCGAAGAAAAGCGACTTATGTTTAGGCAACTTCTGCCATAGCTCCTCATCGCCACGCTTGATGCAGTTGGTCTGCGGGCGGTGTCTGATGGTTACTACCAGCAGATAGACCAATAGTTCGATGTCATCACCCTTATAGTGTGTTCTGACGAAAGCCACGGCATATTTCTCCAAGATACGTATGTCGATGCTCATAAAGAAAGACTGGATGTCGAACCTGCCGACCCAAGCCTCTCGGGTATAGTTTTCGCTGACTTCGAGAATATCCCTTCTGAGCGCCATCACTGCCTTCTGCGTTCCCCGATTCTTACGACAGTTCCAGGACACATCACCCTGCGCAATAAACCTTTCTTCAAAGAGGGGTTCGATGCGGATACATATCCAGTGCTGCACGATTCTGTCCCTGAAAGCTGCGGCGAATATCTCGCGCAGTTTGGGGAAGGTAACGATGAAGCAGATGCTCGTACTCGGCACATACTGCCTTGCCTCGCATTCCTCCATCAGCCGGAGCAGATCGGTATCATTTATCCGATAAAGTACACATTGCTCGCTGGTCATCTTATTAGAGATACATTGATTGTAGGCTTCAATCCATCCTCGCTTCCTCTCATCACTTAATGCGACGGCCGCCCTCACCTGATTAGCGTTGTACTTGTTGTTGTTGTTGAACTGCCCGCTAACAGGATTCAGATTCCAAGAATTGAACTCAGAATACTCCGAAGACAGCATTATGCGCACTACCTTATTCTTAACAAGCGGATTGCCGATAGGGTTTCCACTTGTGGCGCATCCATTCAATAATAGAGAAGAAATATCAGCCATATATAATCGTAATCATATTTACCGAACATTAACCTTGTTTCGACGGTTCGCAACAACACCACCGTCACGCTTGGTCAGCTGCGACTTATACCAAGCCCCAGTTTCTCTTGCCAGGACATCAAAATCCTTCAGAAAACCTGGATATTGCCCATTGCTGATAATTCTGCCATGCAGAGGAACCTTTACCTGTTTAGCCTCTCCATCGACATTTATCATACCCGACTTCTCCTTCCTGCTATACTCGTGGAGTTCTCTTACGATAGTTTTCACGATGGTCAAGGAATGGATAAGGGTGGCAATGTATGCAATTCTCTGGTTAATGTCTATCGCACGCAGCGCATACTCGCACACGACAAGGGAATCTACTACCTCGTTGATACATCTTGACATAGCGGTCTGCAGACCCATGGCGTTTTTAGGAACACGTTCCGATACTGCCATGAGCGCCCCTAAGAGGTTCTCTAACTTGCGATAAATTGAGGATTGTCTTGCCTTCATCTAATGTTCTATTGTTTTAAAAAAATAGCTTGCTCGTCAAAGATGACGAAGCTTGCAATGTGATACTTGTTTTGTTATTTGATGATGGGGTAGAGCCTTGCGGCTCTCCCCTTTTGATAAATGCTTTTTTAGCTTGAGTTTTCTGCTGATGGTGCGGCGAAAAGCCGCACCATGGGAAGGATTCAAGCCTACAGCTTGAATGCGACGGCCGCCCTCACCTGACCAGCGACGCACTTGACGCTGCCGACGAACTGCCCGCTAACAGGATACAGACCCCAAGAATAGAACTCAGAATACTCCGAAGACAGCCAGTACCACGTGCTTGAGAAAGCAACAAAACGGAAATCAGCCTTCGCCTGCGCAAAGATATTATTTGCAACACCGACATTATATCCCTTCATTGCATACCAAGAGCAACGTGCCATCTCTCCTGAAGACATCAGAAACCAATGCCCCTCAGTAAACGGCTCTGCTAACGTTTCGGTATCATTATCAAGCGTAGGAACATAAGCATTGCAATAGCTTGCAGCAGGATAGTAGTACTGCTGATACTTCTGCGCATTATTATGTTCGGCTTGCACGCTCTTGATACATTCCGAAAGACTTTGCGCCAAAGTCTTTCCTGGCGTTGCCTTTGGAACAGGCAGATTCACGTTTGTATCCTTCAGGATGTAGTCTCTGTGAGCAATAATCTTGAGGGTGTTGAGCTGACCACGAGCAATCATGTCATTCACATTCAATCCTACACGTTCAAAGTACTCGCTGAGAGTGGTATGACCTACGCTGGTGTCCCACATACTCTGCGTGATTTTCTCAAATCCGATGTCACTGATCGTGTTAAGCACAGTATATTCCTTGAACCCGTCATTAGCCGTATTACTCTCGTCACGCATCGTAGAGTCAGACACATTCACACCGTTAGTGTACTCCTGCAGCAATGGCAGATTATATACATTATAGGTAGAATTACTACCTAATTTAATACCATTCATACCATTATTAGCATCGGTCGAGTTAAATAGTCCCCATACTCTACTACCATAGTCCTTTAGGGCTACCGCAATCGCCCATTTGCGCTCCTTCGGCTCGATATAGAAGATGACAGCGATAGGGGTAGCGTCAGAAAAGCTCAGGTCACTGCCGTAAGTTCCATTTGCAAATACGTAATCTCCAAGTTGTGCTTGATAAGCATAGAAATATACGTCAGTCGTCGCCTCCAAGGTCTTACCGCTCGAAAGCTGCAAGGTGACCGTCACTGTCGCCTTGTCGCCATTCTCACGGCTACCCGCCTCGGTTACGGTGATTATGCCCGTCTTCGGGTCGATAGTAGCAAGAGGAGTTTCCGTCATCTTCCACGACACATACACGATGTCATTACCAGCCACAGGAATGGTATATAGTTTCAGAGTATAAATGCCTTCTTTCGCAAAGTATCTATAGCCCTTCAACGATGCACTCTTGATTTCCACCTTGTTGTATGATACGTAGAGCGCATTCTTCTCATCGTCAATATTACCCCACATACCTACCATGCGCATCTTCAGCGTGGCACTGACCGCAACGCTTTCAGAAAGGGTAATACGGCCCGTCAGTTTTGTCTGTCTGTCGAGAAGCCACGACAATGTTTCGGCTGACACATCTTCCCAGTTGATGCCAAGAATAGTAAGCGACGAGAGGTTCTTGCTCTGCGCTTTCAGGTTGTTCACGATGTCGAATGCCCCAATCTTAGGGCAGGTGTCCTGGTTGATATACACCTTCTGTAGCTTTTCGTAGCCCTCAAGGGAGAGAACATTCAGTCCGCGCTGTCCGTCAAGATGCAGGGTAGTGAGGGTGGATGGCAACTTCACAGTGGTAAGGAACTCCTGCTGCGGCAGGGTGATACCCGTTAAGGAGGTGCCTCTTGCGTCAACCGACTCCAAACGCACGTTGGCAGACACGTCCATGCTGCCCGAAACCGTACTCAGATTGTGAATGTCCAGTGTGCGGAGCGAGATCATGGAACCTACCAGCAACGAGGTAGCCTTCAGATGGATTTCACTTTTGTTGTCAGTACCGGCAATGAGTTTGCGGATGCGACTACCATTGAAGGCAAAGGTCTCGTTGGCAGGCTTGTCGTACCATGTACCGATGTCACTCATATAGTTCACGCCGCAAACGATGTTCTGCGTGTCGCTATCGGTGACACCAGTAGCCGTTACCGACTCTCCCGCCTTCACTCTCTTGCCGTCAAGGATGGTACTCTGACCGATGGTGACGACAGGGTATATCCACATAGCTGCCGTGAGATTAAACTTCACCTCCATCTGTTCGGTGGAACGATAGTTGATGTTTCCACCCAAAGGACTACCTGGGTCGAACTCTCCATACTTAGCATAGCTGCTCATGTAGATGGTTCTATCTTTACACCACTGGCGCTCACCTTCCTCCTGTGAACCAAGCGATTGTGTGATAGGGTCGGTATCATTGTTGTAGTTACCGTTCACCATCTGATAGTGTGCATATTCATAACCGATACGTGCGAACTCATTATAAGCCACGGCAGGAAAATACTGACAGGTGGACATGAAGTACTTCTCCCAGCAGCCCTGTACCGTACCGCCACCCAGACGAGCCATTGCGCTCAGTATTTCCTTCATGGTAGAACGAAGGTCGGTAGGAAAACATTCCTCCAACAGGTTATAAAGCGCATTATCCTCTCCGTTCCAGTAGTTCTTGCCTAACGAAGTGTCAAAATCATGTTCCTCCACCCAATACGGCTTTGTCAACTTACCTTGATTATCGAAAGGTAGGATGGAGTCGAGGTCATCCTGAAAGGCACGGATCAGTGATGTGGAGCTAAACACCCATAAATAGGTATTCTTGGCTCTATTGTCGCAAGCTGCTAACAACTTCATCATACACATGAAGAACAAAATATCCTTCTTGTGCAAGTAAGTTGTAATCTTCTCTGCGAACTCTTTTCTACGGGCAGCGATGAAATCTTCATTCACTTTTTCCCACTCCAGATAGGTTTCGTGATTGGTGAAATCGTCACTGATGTAGTTGGCAGTCTGTGTCTTCACGTTCAGAGTGGCATACACACCAGCCTCAGACTTCGTAGTTCCACCAGCCACCCAAGTCTTGTTTATTTCATCATAGCGATACATATCATATCGCTCAGAACCCGTTTCTGCCTTAGTTACCCAGTAGCAGTAGCTAATATCCAAGCCTTTCGCCTCCTTCAGTTGGGTGAATGTTCCATTAAACGGTTTCAATCTGTTGGTATGAGAATACACAAAGTTGAATGCCTCGATGAAGCGGGAGATAGTATTTCGATTACCCAAATCATAATCCCATGAGGTAGTGCCAGCATAGACATAGCCTTCCTCTTCCTCGCTGTAGTTCACGTCGCCTGGAATCCAAGGCACCTGATGCTTGGTAAGACGAGGGTTATTATCAGAACCCTCGATCATCAGCATATCGGGAGTCTTAGTCTTGTCGTAGCCAAAGGTAGGCTTATCTGCCTTACCCGAACCGAAAGTACCTAAACCGATGAATACAGGCTCATTATCGTTCTCAGTCTGCTGGAATACAAGGAATGGGTCTTCATATACCGCCACACGGCAATTCTCCATACCCTCGATGCTGGTAATCTCATTTTTGCCTACCACCTCCTTGTAGAGGTCATTATAGAGCTTGGTAGCACCCATCTTGTGCGACTGAGGCGATGAAGCCCAGTTGCGCTTATCTACCAGTTTCTTGGCAAGAGGCAGTCCGTCGGCGTTCTGATAGCATTGTCCGTGGTCCACAAGATTTTCATCCACCCACTTGGAATCCTCGCGCTTGAAATCGCTTTGGATATTCCAAGCCCAGTATTTCTTACTAGTAGAACCCTGTCCTTTGAGGCTCATGTTATAGAGCGTACCACTATGCGCCTTGTCATTAATTTTATGAATAACGATGTCGCCCACAACAGCCGTAGGCGACTTGAGCGATGGCACTGCACATTTATATAGCAGGGTGTTGTATTTGGTGTATGCCTTAGAGTAAGAAATCAAACCACTCTCACCTAAGATGTCATTCTTCTCCTTGAAAGCCTTCTTTTCACCGATAGTGGCAAAGGAAGAAAGTCTATTCTGACGAATATCCGTAGCGGAAAGGGATTTCTTGTAGATACGCAAACCGTAAATATCAATATCCGAACCTTGAGGCGCAATCACGACACCGCCCGTTTTCTTGATTCCGCTTACTGACTGCCAGAACGCATCGTTATCGGAATAGACAAACTCTCGGCTGATAATGCCGTTGATGAATACACGCACATAGTTAACACCCTGACTATAGAGATTAGGAACGATATTGATAGCCACATGAGTACGAGTCTCCTTAGAGTAAGTCCAGTTTTGCGAACCCTCTACACGCTTCTCCATTGTCATCATGCAGCTCTCCTGCGCCTTCAACCAAAAGCCCACCAAATGACTGTCAACGGTAGAAGGTGTTCCCATTTTGAACAAAATACCATTCTCATCGGTTACATTGCGTGTCGCAAAGTCAATTTCGATAGTTAATCCCTGTAGAGGCGTATCGTCAGAATAGGCATCATAGTTGATGTTGACCTTAGAGCCATCCAAGACTCGCAAGCAACGAGCATTCGTATTAGCATCGACAATCCAACCATCACTGATGAAAGAAAAACCCTCGAAGGTGGATTTTACCTGCTGATTATTAACAGCATTGACAATGGTATTAGGCTCACTCTCACTATTGTTGCGCTTCTTAGGATTGAGGAAGAAGTCTGCTCCCGATGTAGGCGCAAAATTCTCACTATTATCCACTACTACACGCAATGGGTCTCGCAGAACAACCTGCCCGGAAGTGAACGACATCGATGCAGGGAAATTGACATTATCCTCTGTTTCTACTTCGAGGTCGAAAATCAGGGACTTGATAACTCCAGCAGGAACATTCTGCACACTCTCGCTATATATTACGCTATTAGACTCCAAATTAGTAAGTACGAAAGCAATATCCGTATTATCAGCCTTCGGATTAAATACCGCATAATCGAATGCCTGTACGCTGCTCCAGTTTTGGAATGTACCGATGTTGTTGAGTACAAGAAGTGGAGTAGTATTGCCCGATAGCGTACACATAATGTTCTGTGATACGGATTCAGTTGTGACGTTATCGCCTGATGTAATCCATGCCTCGATATTATAAACTCCATGCGCTTTCGGATGGTCGATGTATGCAATATATGGAGTTTCGGTATATGTAGCCGTACCAATGCTATAATCGTATGTACGAGAATACTTCCCGTCAGAAGAAGAAACTTTCAGATGCAGTACCTTACTGATTGTACCCGTAATCGTCAACGGAACTGAGATAGTCGGAGCAACAGCTTTGTACTCGAAAGGATTCTGCCATTTAGTCTGAAATTTTATCTGGATATTGGTCAGCGTTACCGTGATATTGACATAAGGAGTCTTCTTCTCGGAAGTCTTACCGATAGCTATCATACGGACAGACTGGGTGCCGTCCACGCAATAAGGAGAGAGGTCAATCGTTGTATATGCAGTTGCATTGTCGATCGGTTGTGATGTAATGGAGATATTACCTACCACCTTCCATACAGAGGAACCCTGCATCATCGTCTCTATCTGCAAGTCTGCTTCCTCGTTGGTATCACTCTTACTTCCGTCTGATGGGTCATAAAGCTGAGACGTGAAGCGTATTTTGGCTACAAGGTCAGACTTTTTGGTAGCCGTAATCGACTTCTCTCCCATGTTGGAAAGCTTTACGATATAAGACGATTCCGAAGAACCGCCACCGTTACCCATTGGTATTTCTGTGCTTGAGAGCAACAGATGTCCGTTGTTATCCTTATCCTTCAACCATGTACTGTAAGATACCTCGTCTGCAAACATACCTACCGTAACCAGACCTGTAGCTGTATCAGTCTCCAATACAGCAATATAGGAAGCTTTACTTGTCCGAATTTCTTTGATAAGTTTCGAGTCGTTGGAGAGACTCTTTTGGATAAACTCACGTACACGACTTCCCTTGTAGTTGTTCCAAGAGGAGGTAAAGTCCAATATTTCTTCGTCTATAACATTCTTTGCCATAAATTTATCTTTTATATTTTTACTCAAGAGCAAGAATGCTCTTTTTATCTTTTTACTTTTTTACCTTTTTACCTTTAAAAGTTTAGTCCTGCCAAGCATCCTCGTCGAGCCAAGGTTTATCGTCATCCCAATATCCTAAGCCAAAGCAAGAACGTATTGCTTGCCAAATCAAGACTGACCCCTTATAAACTGCATTCACGGCTTTCTTGCCAAGATTTATAGCAGTTATCTCTTTTCCGTTTATGATGATCATAAGCCATATCTATTATTCTTCCGTGAGCATATAGTAAGTATCGGCTTCCTTTTTTTCCAAAGCTTCGTATGCAGTCTCTGTCATACAAATCATTTTAGGCATATTGGTATTGATTGTATTCACACTATCTTCCAGCGTACCAATACGTTTTACCGCATTGTCTAAGTTCTGCTTATTAGTAGCAGATGCCTTGCCAGCCGCCTCTGCCTTTTTTAACGCATTGCTTGCATCAGTAGAGGCATTGTTGGCTTTCTCCTCGATTTCGGTGATAGTGGATGAGAAATCGACGGATTGCTTTGACCAGTTTGTGCCATCATAATAGAGGAAGGCGATTTCGTTCTCTACTACAGAGAGATTGCCAAAATTAGGGTATTCACCTACCTCGGTAGGCAGATAGAACACCTTTGTTTTCGGAGTGCCAGGATTGGTGGTTCTTGCAGCGATACCGCCATACACCGCACCCAGCAGCAGATTATCTACTGAACCCTTGACTTGCGCCAAAGCGTCCTTGGTAGCATAAGTGGATAAATCTACCGAGATATTCACCTTAAAGGTCTCGCTGGTAGCAGTCCACGTCCCATCCGTCTTGCAACGATAGACGGTATAGTCAGTACCGCTGCCTACATAAGCCATCATGCCCTTATCTGGGTTAGGATAAGCGGTTTTTAACTCAGTCTCTGATGAATAGAAACCGCAGTTCATCTCCTTCGCCTTGCTTGCCTCACTCAGCTCCATGAGTTTCGTGACAATCAGTCCGAAATTGGTGTCGAGCACTTTCGCTACGTCGCCAAATTTGCCCGTGGTAGGCGTTTTGTTTAATTGTTCCATATTATACCTGTCTGTTTAATATCTGTATGTAATAACCTTGAGCCTTGGTAAAGGTCAGGGAGAAAGACCAGCTGTCTCCGTTTTCCATGGCAATTCTATTGCCGCCGTAATGTTTGTCATTTCCATAGTCCCAAGTTCCGTTATTGTCAACGAAGCGTCCGCCATCAGCCTCCGTATAGGATGTATCCTGTGCAGCAAGTTGCGTGGATATGGCAAACTTTGTGGTACCAGCCGCAGCTACAACCGTGACAGGGATACAGAACTCTTCGTCAACATTCGTAACGCCCAGTTGATTCCTTGCCTCTGGTAGCGATGGAAAAAAGAAATCCATAGAATCTGCTGAAGCGTTTCGCAGCGTAAAAATTGTACCAAAGCTTAAATCCAATATGTTAGTATCTCCTTCTTTCGTGTAAGTCATCACGCGTCCATGCTGAATAATACCGCCATAGACTTGAAGGCCACCTATCAGCCTTAATGCAATATCGCGATTTTGCACGTTTCTAGACTCTATGATGGCAGCAGGCTTGTAGGCTTTTTCCAGAGTATAAGCCAACATCTTACGATATATATACAAAGCCGTTGAACCGATGGAATCACTATCTTCCTTGTCGTTAGGATTGGCGTTGCCACCGATGCCGATTTTTTGATACGCTATAGTGCTGTTGAGATATGTAATAGCCTGCGCTATCCTAATAAAATTCCAGCCTATCTGTGAAATATTATCCTTCTGAGTTGTAGCCCACTTTGAGGTGTCGCCATGAAACAATGAATCCCTATTGATAAAAAATCCGCCTATCTTTCCATCACCAGCTTCGATATGCCCTTTCAGTTTTGCGTTTCCTTCTTCATCAATCTCAAAATTGCCGTTTGGCGACTTGATAGACTTCATAACTCCACCTTCGGCGTAGATGATACCTCGCAGGATGATGTCGGTGAGAATGGCTCTACCGCCATGCGTGACCACGAACTTAGCGAGATTGTTGAGTTCCTCGGCAGTAGGCTCGTAGTTCGGGTTATCCTTATACTTTTGGATGGTGTAGATAGCCTGTTCGAGTGTTCCACCACCCCAAAGGAAAGGAGAATCATCGTCGTTGTAGTAGCCGCTCATACCGCCAGTTTCCTTGATCATCTTCTTGTCACGGAAGTTGCCCACCTTAAACTGCTGCGACATCACCAAACCACCGTCGATGGTCGTAGAACCTTGCGTGATGGCATCAGTAAGAAACTTCATGTTCTGAAACTCAGCCATCGACTTATCATTGTCTGAATAGGATGGAGACCAAGCAGGGGCAAGCTTGCCATACGAAAGCATGATTTCACAGACAACACAATTTGTACTAACCATAGAAAATACACCGTTTGCTGCGTCAGAACAAGTGATATGCAGCTCATATCTGTCGAAGGATGAAGTCATGGTTATATCCTGCGTTTCGCCACCGACACTTACCCTAACAGTCGTACCCTTGCCCTTGAAGGAAAGCACATAATCCTTGCCTGGCAATAATGGCTGGGCAAGTTGCTGAGATAATGTTCCGCCTATCTGTACTGCCTTCCCGCTTGTAGAATCTTCGGTATCAACTACACGAGTATTCTCCATCGTCCAATATTTCAGTTTCTCAGAGAACGTTTCCTTATCCTCAGAGATCTCAGTATCTTCGGATATATCAATACCCTCATAGTCGCCGCAAAAGGACGTATTGCGCAAGAGATTACCGCTCTTGATATTCAAATCCTTCAAATCGTCCTTCTTGGCAATATCATTAACCGATGATCCATCAGGCAGTTGGGATTCTGAATTGAAAATCATCTTGCCCTTAAAGGTAGCCTCTTTTTTCTTAGAATCGTATTGAAAGAAACTCGTACCCTCTTTATCTCCGGTATAACTGTCGCCATAAATATTACAATGGAATAAGCCAGTAACGGCATCGTATCCTTCATCTTTCACCACATGGTCGAGAGAGTAATCATTGATACCTTGATAGAACTTCTGGCTTGGCGCATCATTAGCGGTAGCAGAGAGAATAATGGCTGCCTGACGATTATCTTGACCCTCATAACGATAACCCAACTGCACGATATTATCGTTAACAGACGGCTCGCTGGTGGTCAGTTTATCCTTATCGGTATTTGACAAGACAATATAGTCTTTACCTACCTCAACAACCAATCGCCAGTAGTATTTGGTTTTCACAAACTCATGTGTTCCTGCATCAATTCCAAACTGCTGGCAGCGTGCCTGGTCGCCTACTATAAACTCATTATATAACTTCTTTTCACCCTTGCTATCGCTTGTATCAAAGTAGCACTTGAATTTATCAGGCTCTACATCATCCGCTACCACGTTTCCGTCTTTACCAAGACGTTCCACTTTGCTCACTTGCATAGCCGCAGGCGTGATGGCAAGTTCACCACCGATATATCTTAATTCGTGAATAGTGATACTGCGAAAATCAGCAGCACGGCGAATCGTGATATAGTCAAACTCAGCGAGCGATGTGCCGTCAGCTTTGACAGCAACCTGTGCGCCCGTAGAACCAACGAGATATTTGCCAAAGTTGGCTTCTACAGGTTTGCCGATTTCGCCTATCTGCACATTACCCTTCACGAGAAGCTGAGATAAGTGAGCGACACCAGCCGCAGTGATGTCCCACACCTCATTAAGAGCACCTGCGACTTTCTGAACACCAAAACGGATGCCTTTCTCGAAGGTAATAAGTCCGTGGGCAGTATCATCATCAGTTTTTGAGAGAAAATGTCTCACGCCAAACTGACCCAAAAAGTTCGGAGTTACGATTAGCTCATCACTCGTATCAGAAGTGTTGTCTTTTGCTACACCAGATATTTTATGGTCACCAAAGAACAATTCTTTAGTTATCTTGATAGTGGTTGCAGTCAGAGAAGAAATGGTTGCTATTGCGATAGTCTTGAGGAATGTAATAGTATCATTTATACTATTATATTGCCACCATTGGCCAATACCGCCACTCGCTAAGGATTCATCAGTAGCAAGAGAACCGTAGTCAAAAGGCTGCGCATTTACCCAATCTCTGTATCTGACATTATCTCCAGTAATCTGTACTTCTGATATGATGCCTTGCAGGTAGATGTAATAATAATCCTCACTACCTACCTGTTTAGACTCATCGTTAATAGATTTTCCGTATATATCAATACGCTCGCTGGGGAACACAACAAGGGCTACATCATCCGTATTTCTCTGACGGATGGTGCCATCAGAACTATCTGTCTTTTTGGAGCGAGGGATGGCGACATAGAGATACCGCCTCTCATCACTAGGAAACTCGGAAGGATAAGCCGCAAGCGTCCATCGCTGGTAATTATGTCCTGCATCATAGCCCAGTCCGTCGATACCCTGCATATAACAGAGTATCGAAGCACCGCTAACCACACTCGCTTGAATGCGATTAGGTTCACCTGTAGCATTGAGCTGAATATAAAGCGCACTATTGGAGATCCAATAGTTCGTAGTTTTTGCTTCTGTTACCATCTTTCTTTTCGGATTTCAAAATTTCATATTTTTACATCACAAAGATAGTAACAAAAAAAAAATCAATAAGGACAAGGGATTAAACGCTTGCCGGTCCGTAAATGTCGAGTTTTGCCGTAAATGATACGGAATACATATTAGTATTAGTCTTATCCAGAAACGTGATTTCATCTTCCGGAATGATGGTAACTGGAATCCAGTTACCCTTCACGTTTAGCCAGACATGATTACTCATCAAGAACTCATGCAGATACCATTGCAACCAATTCTCATCCAGCGGGTCAGTCATAAACAACCAGCTTTCCCGATCATTCTTCTTACTTACTGCAGAACGAGAGAAACTATTGAAGGTTTCCAATTTCGTGACAGTATAGCTACTACTCTGAATAGAGAGTTTCTTGCTATACGTTCTTGGTATGCTTACGCACTCCAATACACCGAAGGAATTGATAAAACGGAAAACCATACGGTCTTTCCCTTCATCTTTCGGCATAGCATAGATACTTTGCTCGCCAATGGTCTGCAAACCCTCCTTCGTTATTTCAACCTCACGGGATTGTGGGGCAACAAGGGTTACGCTATCCAATAAAGACTGAGGGTCAGAGTAGGCAGGGGTATAGGCATAAATATCTCCTACAACCATCAGTTGCGGTAAGGATTGAGGCTTACGTGAGAGTGCCGTTACTGATTTCGTTACACCTGATACCATTCTCTCAATATCCCAGAATGCGCCTGCGATACATCGCAGATTGGTGGCACCACCATCACTTGTTTCTGGTTTCTGCGGATAAAATAGCTCTCTTACATTAGTATGCAACTCACCATTACTATCCATATACTCATCGTATGCCCTAATATACCATTTGACCATTGGGTAAGTAGCAACAAGAGGCGAATATTGAAAGTCCACCAAAAGCACACGCAATGCAGAGGAAACGTCCAGCTCTACATCCTTACCTTCTTGAGTTACTGGCACAGAGAGTTTGATAACCTCGTAGTTACCATTATTGTTATCATACGTTACTTCCACGATAACGCGGTGGAAGGATGGCGAAGTTCCCGCGTCACTCGGTTTGATGGAAAACGTAATAGGATTGCCAGCCAATATAGAGCCGGATGTTAAAAGTATCTGTTCTGCCATTTTGATTTAGTCTTGAATGTTAGACGTTACTTATTGACTTTTTGTTCCACGAGTGAAACAAAGTCAGAAACTACCTTGCAACCTGCGGCTTCAGATGGAGTAATATTGATGCTAAACATCGTTTCCGTCTGAAGTATCAAGTCCAAGAAATCAATAGACTCCAAACCTATATCTTCTCGCAGATCAGAGCTGTCAGTTATCTCTGCATTATTCCACGATGACCTCAATCCATTGATAATGGAATGCAGTCTCTCCTGTATATCTTTCCTTTCCATATTCCTTTTACCTTTTTACTTTTTTACTTTTTACCTTTAAACGTCTTTCGATATAACAAACGACGCATTCGTACCTCCAAATCCAAATGAATTACAGAGGATATTATGCGGCTCATATTTCATGGTTTTCATTACAAGTTTCATATCAGGGAAGGCATTATCCTCTGTACCTACACAACCAGGAAGAAAACCGTGCTTGATCATCAAAGTAGCTTGCACGGCTTGCGATACACCTGCCATCCAACACTCATGCCCTGTCATACCCTTTGTTGCTACCACATGAGGGCTGAGCGTAAAGGAATCCTTGATAGCAGTTGCCTCGGCTTCGTCTCCCGCAGGTGTACCTGTGGCATGAGCAAGGATCACATCAATATCGCCTTCATCTAACAAGGCATTGTCTATCGCTTGAACCATGGAAACAGACTCGTAAGAGGCGAGTGGGGTGCAAGGAGATTGTAATCCGTTGGTAGAAAAACCATAGCCGGATAGTCTGGCCAAAGGAGTATGTTTCATATCCTCATCCTCCATTCTCATGCGATAGAAATACTCTGACTCTAAGATAATGCAAGCCGCACCACCCGAAGGAGCAAGACCGGAACGATGCTTATCAAAAGGTCGTACTGCATCGGTAGCGAATACACCCAAGGCATCAAAAGACTGCATAGAGGAAGGTCCAGCCTCCTGCATACCCACCACAATAACCATTTCCGTTTGATGGCTATTGAGAAGCATCTGTGCCAAACCGATAACATGACCACCTCCTGCACAGGCTGCACTCACGGTAAGCGATAAACCGTGAATACCCAAGAAAGATGCAAGGTTCATGCTGGCTGTAGAGTTGAGCGAGCGGAACACCGCACCTGCACCCAGACAACGTGTGTCATTCGTATGCTGCATGTTTGTACCTATATCCATCATTGCATCTGCCGTAGAATCGTTACTTACGATAAGAGAAACATGATGATCCTTCAAGAAATCGTCGCTTACCTTTGCTTCTTCAAGTGCTTGTCTTACGGCACTTAGCGCATAGTAAGTGGGAAGGGAGAAGCATTGCCTCTGCGCCCTGGATAGACGATCTGTATATTTGGATGATACCTGTGGTACAGCACCGCACAAACATGACTGATACCCAATTTTCTCTCGATAGGTATCATGGTATAAGCCACACTTACCATCACGCAAAGCCTTGGCGAAGGATGGTATATCCTCGCCAAGACATGAATGAATACCCAAACCAGTAATATAGTTTCTTTCGTTTCTTACTTTATACATCATAGTCGTATATTTTTACCTTTAAATCATAGCGCATACACCGTCAATTCCACCTCGTCAAGTCCAGTTTCTGCGCTGATAGTAGTATTCACTTTGTCGATAAGGCATTTGATACCACCAATGTTCCACCATTCCATCCAGTGATTAGGAATATCCGCTATTTGCGCTACGGTAGTAGAGCATCGTATCTTATATTTCTTGCGATTGAGTAGAAAATAAGCGTATGGCAGGATGAAAGTATCAAACAAGCCGCGAGACTTGATTTTGGTTACAACTTCACCAGTCTTCTCATCCACTTCGTCAGGAGCACAGAGTGATACGTTAGCATACTTAGGATCCTTGAGCCAAGATGGTTCTTTGAATGCACGTATTTTTAGAGAAAAACGCTCTCCATTACCCAATCCTTCCTGAACACCATTATAATCGAAGAGATTACCCATCATATCGAGGGAGTCACAAGCAAGGGCATATTTGCCTACAGCAGAACGCCATTTTGATGTGCCGAAGCCATCGTAATTGAAGTCATAAGACTGAATACTTGCGTCTGCGCCACCACCTCTCATCAATGCCAAAGCAAAGCCCCAACGAGAATCATCCTGCAAAGGAGAGTTGCCGTCATCGGTGTCCGATGGATCATAACTCTCTACAAGCTTCAAAGATTGTTTCATATAGAAATCGCAGAATGGAGAGGAAATAGTTTGGTTAATAATCTGCTCTACAAATTCATGCTCCATATCTTCATCCACATAGGCGCAAAGAATAGGCTGACTATCGGCGATAGTTACGCCATATTTCTTTCCGCTATGAGAATCGGTTGCCTCGTGAGAGCCGTATGCAGCCTCTATCTCCTTGAAGTAATTAACATCATTGAAAGGTACAGGAGTAAAGTCGATACTAATATCCTGAATAAAGTCCTCATTTTCCTCACTGCAATCTCCGTATTCCACTCCCTTAAACTGACCTACCTCAAAAAGGACAGGCTTCAAGTCTGACGTGGTAGTAGCATCACTATTTACCTTGACACGATAGGCATTACCCGTTTTTTGGTCGATATAGCATCGCTTATCGCCATTGCTGAGATTATGAAAGAACTCCACATAAGATTTATTGTAAACAGTCGCATTATCTCCGGAATTTGGCTCAGGATAGTCGGTATAATTGTAATCGGTATCATAACCCATATTCTTGTTTTTACGGCTGTCCTTGATATACTGCTGCTGGTCCTTGGTATCATTTTCCTCTGAATAGCGCATACGCACACCTGTAATCTTTTCTGTCATAGGAGTGATAGAGTGAACATTAGCATGGAAAGTTCGGGCATCATTGCCGCTACGACGTAACACGTCCCTTACAAGATAAGCAGTTACTTTTTTCTGTTCATAATCATAGGAAAACTTGATACCAAAAGCTGCCTCTAAAGATGAGATAACAGTGCTTACGCTCTCATCAGGAAAGTTATCACTATTCGCCTTCATATTGAGAACATTCGCCTGTACGCTGAACTTCTTGATTTGAGCCTCGATACTAATACCTGTAACCTTACCACCTTCACTTGTCGTTTCACCTACCTGCACATGTTCTGTTGTACCTTCAGGCGTGGTAAGGGTAAGTTCCTGTACCGTTTTATCCTCTGCTTTAATGATTTCAATCTTACCACCGCAACCACGAGACTCCAACCAGCTATTGATATGTTCCTGCGTCTTAAAGAAGCCTGTCTTGATTTCGCCAGGAATCTTCTCTGCTACAACTTCTGCCTCCTTATCAGAACCTGCTACATACGTTGGATCATTAATCTTGTCCTTTGCATTCCAAATCTCCCTTTCCGTATAATAGTCACCATGGTGACGATGAAGGAAAGGTTGTTTCTTGCCAGTAAGGTCGTTTTCATCATAAGAATAACTGATAGTATCGTAGGCGCATACGGTAGTAAAGAAACAGAGATGTTTCATATCCTCTATCTCCATCAATGCAGATTTATCAAAAGATACGCCAAGATGAGCAAAGAGGCAATCCAGAAAATAGAGTACATAGAAACAGATACCCGATTGTGGTCGCCTTGCATCAAGTACCCAATATGGATATAAATCCTCATAAGTCCACTTACAATCCTTTACGCTGATAACATCACTCGATGTTTGCCCTTCATCATCCAAACCATGATGCTTATAACAGACACGAGCATTACAATAAGTAGCGGCACGTCCTGCTCCATCCGTCTCACCATAAGCCGCCGATACATTGATATAATCGCCCTTATCTGCCAAAGCGGGAACGTTTACGGTATGATTGTTAGGGTAAGACCTCTCGCCAGCCTTATAAGCGTCTGCCGCCTTATGATCGGTAGTCGTACCAGCATATTCCTTACAAGAACCAGGATAAGAAAAACCAAGGGCTTGCGGCTCCAGCACCTTGCTCACGCTAACGTGTCGAGCCTGTATGGTTCTGGTTTCCGTCTTATCGCTCTTGTGCTTACCTCCAGCCACAAACACCTCTACCTTCACTATCGGATCACTTTCAATATCCACTCTCACGTTACCTATCTTTTCTCCGATGATAATCGTATCTTTAACTGGAATATCACGACAATTCAGTGAACCGATAAGGTCGCTGAATGATTGCGTGCTGGCATCAATATTCATAGAGAGAGAATCGGTTATTTCGTCATCATCCTGCATGACAAGTGTACCGCTGCGGAAGGGCAAGCCATCGGCATAAATCTTGGTAGGCTTATGCTCTAAGTTTACCGCACGAATAGACGCACGCGGATCTTCGATGTTCTTCAATAGCCATCTGTTTCCGTCAAGCGGCAAGGAGAATGGATAAGAGAACATTTCGGTATCGTTGAACACAGGATTCTGGTCCTCTATGTCAATAGAGAAATCAGAAGCCTGCGCCGTAGGTTTATCGTCAACCAATATAGTGAGATGGGATTTCATTTCTTAATATTCAGTTTAGATTGATCGTATAATTTAATCAAACGAGAAGTGAAACTATTGATAGTCGCCTCTCCATACGCATAGATTTCTCTATGACCATGGTCGTGCAGTGTGCCATCAGTTATATGGACGGTAGCGCAGTCGTAACACTCAGCCACCTTACTTGTTACAAGATAAGAATTATTTCGGGCAATAGCGTAACCTTCCTTGATGGTGGCTCGGCTATTATCCAACAATTCCACTTTGCAGCCAGCATTCATGGCCAAGGCAGTAGCATTGCTATGCAGCACGACATGGGCTTTGCCGAGAATATAAGCTGTATGGGCGAAGGAAAGATGAATAGGCTCATCGCTATCCCCAACCAGTACATAGCCTGTTCGGGAGTCCTCATTATAGAAGATGCCAGCCGCATTGATTTCAGCCTTGAAGTCGGGATAAAAATCACGAAAGGCTTGCACCACCTGTTGTGGAACCTCCGTTATCATGCCATGCCAATACTTATGCCAAGTATCGCACATCTCCCTGATACTTGCAGTTTCGCCAAAATCATGCTGAGAAGCCTGGCAATTCCCGCTCTGTGCAAGGATGCCAATGCAGAGTTGCTTAAATCGCAGGCTTTTCTGTTCTGCAGTTTCTTGATCCTTTCCCATATTTACTTCTTTACCTTTTTACCCTTTTACCTTTAAATCGCCTCTTCTTCCGTTTTAGCAAGAATTGCCTCATAGCCGGTAAGTTCATCCTCACTCACGATGTCGGCATACTTCTGGCGAAGCTGATCGATGCGCTCCTTGATACCCTTCACTCTCGTCTTTGTAGAAGGCTTATCCTTACGGATGATGTACTTGATAAGGGCATCAGCTTCTGCCTTGTGCTTGGCGGCTGCATCACGTTCTGCCTTTACTTCTGGACGGTCGTTAGCTATCTTTTCAGCGATAGCTTCGGCAAAATGAGGATCACGAGCCAGGGCTTTTTCATAGAACGGCTTAAACTGGGTACGGAGTGTCTGAGGGTCAATGGTAAAGGCCTTCTTTGCGTAGGCGATGTATTCAGGATCACCTGTCTTCTCGCTCAGACGCAGGTAGCATTCACCCATCTCTCTATCCACAGCTGTGTAGATATTAGGTAAGAGTTCACTTTCGATTTCGGTAGCACGGGTTGCAAAAGCGGCGATTTCTTCTTCGGTATAGATAGCGCCTTTACCTTGCGATATAGCCTTCTCGTTAGCCTCTGCCATGGTCTTAGCCTGCTCTGCCTTGCTTGCCATTTCGCTACGGAGGTCACGCACGGTGTTCACCTGCTCCTGAAGGGCGGTAGAGAGGTACGGACGCAACTGCATCAGGTTTGGCATGGTGGCAGCGATACTTTCGCCGTTAGGATTGGCTACGATACCATTATAGGTAAGCGGCTGTACGGTGGTGTCCGGTTTCAGATTAGGGAAGAGGGACTGCTTCGCCTCTTCCATAGCTTTCTGCTTCTGAAGTTCGGCATAGGCTGCCTGCTCCTCTTTGGTAGGGCGGCCCACACGTCGCTTGTCGGTAGCAGATGATGATGCAGCGTTGACTTGAGAGTTGCTGTAGCTATTAAGATAGGCTATCATTTGTCGGGTACGGCGATGATAGTCCCTAAACTTTCGTGAGTTGTCGATAAATGAGCGTGCGTTACTTGCACCTTCCAGGATAGACAATCCCTGCTCATAGGCATCTTTCTGCTCCTGGGTAAGCATTCTTGCACCGATAGCTGGTTTCAAAATGCTGATGATTTCCTGTAATGATAAATTTTCCATAAATCCTTGTTTTTGTTGTTTATTTGAAAATTAAGAATATTTTTTGCCTGTTTTAGGCTTGATTCCCGATCAAACGTCAAATTAAGCGGTTTTGAAGACGCTTGATACGACATAAAACCGAAAATAAGCCTTTTTTAGCACAAGATTGGTGTGACGAAGATACGAGAACCTTTTTGGTTGTTCTGGTAGCCTTCGCTGCCGCCATTGTCGTTCGATGATGAAGCACTGGAGGCGTTACTCGTAGATGAGGAAGGGGTGCTGTCTTCTGATGCGTTTTCCGCTTTGGCTGCATCGAGTTTGGCTTGTTTCTCGGCTTCCTCTTTCTTCAGCAACCGGTGAATGCTTTCCCTTACGGTTATGGCATCATTGTGCGCTGTGGAGCGGGTTAACTTATCAAAACTGATAACTGATGTACGTTCCTTGAGATAGGCGGCTACAAGCTGACGTGCCTTCTTTAGCATCTTGTCGTTCTCATCAGCCTGCAAGAGGCGAGGGATGAAATCTTCGCCAAAGGCTTCTTCCAGGTATTCGCTCTGAATGAAAAGCATATCAGGGATAAGACGCACAAACTTATCTCTGTTGCCATAAATATCGAGATACGGACGCAAAGACTCGCAGGTAGGGAAAAGCAAATCCTTATGATAGTAGTAGTACTCACTCTCCTGCCACAGGGTTACGATTTCCTCTATTGCTTCATGCCGTTTGGTCTCGGCTTCGGTTGCGGCATCATTACTGCTATCTGTATGCTCGCCCGCCGCTTCGATAGGCATAGGAGTATTTATCTCCTTTGCCCATCCTTCCAAGAGGGAAAGCATGTTATTGAGCGAGGTCATTGCCGACTGGCGATAGCTTTCCTTACCCTGCGCTATCTGCTTGTCGGTGGCTACGGCATAGTCGTTGCTGGAAGCTACGTTGATGCCGGAGCCATTCATAGAAAGTGCTTGCTTCTCGATGTTCTGCGCCATCGCATCATTCACAATCATGCGCTGCGCATAAAGCAGAAGTTCGTTCCATGGATCGTTGACGTAGGTACCATCACCAACAGCTTCGCAGAAGACCAAAGGGTCTAGGCTTGCATACTGCTTGCAGAGACGGTCGTAGAGGGATGCTCCCAGGCGAGGCTTCAAGAAGTCCTTTTCGCTGTTATCGAGCATACCTTGCAGGTTGGCTACCTCGTCCACGGCATTGCTGGGGAGGTGAAGCCTGAGTTCTTGATTCGTGAAGAGTATCATTTTTTTGCTTTTACGTTATTATATATGGGCCCAGCGATAGAATCGCTGGGAACGGGGGCGGGTTAAGAGGCCTCCTGTTTCGCCACTCCGGTCTTCGAGTTATCGAGGGTGGTTAATACCTCTCGGTCTATCTGCCACACCAGGTGCTCGTCCCAATCGTTGAATCGGCTCAAAACTTCCAACGGGCGTATCATCAACTGCTGCAAAGGAGCAAACTGGATTTGCTTGACCAGGAAACGCTCTCTCAGATCTGTACCGCCCGATGATGCCGTATCGCCAGGAGTATTACCGATGAGCTTTGCATCAAGACCCATGGCAAAGAAGATAATACTGCTTATTTCCTGCAACTCGGTTTTGTCGGCATTCGCCTGATCATTTGCCTTGGTTTCGATTTCTACGATTTCCCAAGCTTTGTGCTCTTTTCCATCGCTGCCCGTGAAGGCAGAGGAAATGAGCGCCTGACCTGCATTATCGGGGTTGGCGAGCCATGTGTTGATAGAGGTAAAGATTTCTTTCTGAATCTCGCCCTGGGTTTTCTTTTTCTTCTCACCCTGCTGCTGATAGAGCCTGCTGATATAGTCCTGATGGATATAGATAACTCTACCGATGATGTTGCTGTTGCGCTTTCGGGTGAGGCGGTCATCTACGATGGTGAAGGCGTATTCAAAAATGCTGCCGGCAAAGATAGAGTGCCAAAGGGCATCGGCATAGTACGGACCACCGAAATCTCTTGGTGACATGATAAAGCGAGTAGGACGTTTCTTGCGGCTTACCTGCTTCTGACGTGCCTCACGGATATTGCGCTGCAAATCCTTTACGGCTGATGTGGTAGGGAGATAGGGGATAGCAGCTATCTTGCGGTCTTCCTCTTTCTGTACGCCGACGTATTGGGTAGGGTCGAGCCACTGATTACTGACGTAGGCATAGTTGATGCGGTAGTTCTCATCCATGCGCTCCAGGCGAGTAGTGAAGATGCTGCGATGCTTCAGACCGATCACCTTCGGGGTCCATTGGGCAGTAGGAACGGCCTTGCCGTTCTCGTCAAGGGAACGTTGATTGAGCTGGAGTTCTACAAAGCATTGTGACATCAAAGCCATATCTCCTGCCAAATCGAGGAAGGTCTGCATCAGGTCGTTATTTTCTAAGAAATCACGAAGCTGCGCTTTGGTTTCTTCCCATTTACGGAGAGCTTCTTTCAGAGATTTCATCTCCTCGGTTTCCTCTTCTTCGGAGGATGAGGAGACCTGCGATGGAATCGCAGGGAACGATGGCTCTGACTGCTGAGACTGCTCTTGCTGGCTCTGCTGTTCGTTCTGGCGCTTGGCTTCGGCAGCTGCCTCTTCCCTGGCTTTGAGGTCAGCTATCTGACCACGGAGCAAGACCCCTGCGCTCTCGTAGGGGATATATTTCTCCGTGATGTTGCCACCTACGTACTGGGTGTAGTGATATTTGGCTGCGGGACCACGACCTACCAGTATCTTCTTGATGTAATCTACTCCTGCTGCAGTAAAAGGCGACATACGGGAGAGCATCCAGATAAGGTTTGGCAGTCGGTTGGCCATACCCCATTCCATAAAGCCTAAGCCTTCGGTACCTACGTCCTTCGGTTTACCCAGGTTCTCGCCGCCGCTCGATGCAAAGATAGTGGAAACCTGCTGTCGTGCTACAGAACCGCCTGCGTCGCCACCGCTTGCCGACATACCGGCTGTGGTTAGGAGCATACCGTGAACGTAGTCGTTCCAGGAAAAGACCTTATTGCCGCCGTTCTTAGGCGACATAAAGGCATCTGGGCGAACGGCTACATAGCCTGCATCTTTCAGCTCCTCACTTCGATTTTGGAGTTGCTGCAGGTTGGTTACTCTGTTTTTGTTTTTGCTTGCCATTTTTTGCGTTTCTTTTTTATGTTATCCTGAATGTGATGGAAGAGAGAAGGGTGGCGATATACGCACACCTATTTCTCTTGTTTCTGAGTGTAAAGTTAGGGGTTTTTATAGTTTTAGTGGGGACAAAGAGGGATAAGGACCAGCGATAGAATCGCTGGGAACGGAGGCGAGGGGGGTAAGATTTTACTCTTTATCCTTGCTGCTTTTTTAGCTTCAAAAGATACTCCTGGCACGTGAAGTTCTTTCTCGGAGAAAAATCTTTAAAATCCACCTTGCAGAACAACATTCGCTTGTTGCACCATCTCGCCAAGTCCTTTTGCCACTGCGGTATTGCATTGTTGGGGTTCATGGGGTCTCTATATGGCTGCGCATAAGCATAAACTGCCCTGCCGATATGGTCGCGACGGAAGTCTTGCAACCGCTGCCACCAATAATGAATGCGGTTATAACATTCTTTAAAATCGTTTTTACCGCCTACCATCGTATACAGGAAATATTCGCCCTTGAAGCCAGCATCATTTATCATCTGCATGGCCCGCTCGCAGGATTTTATCTGTGGTGTAGTATCACAACCGAAACGGATGCGATTATTTATCCACTTCACCTTACCCAACAAGGAAGCAAACTCAGGGGTTACTAATCGTGCATCCATCGCCTGATTAAAATCTATACGCAAACCAAGGTCTATAATCTTCTGAAGCTGCAGCCTCGCATAATCTCCTGCAGCAAGAATGTTATTATCCATCAATACCACATGATCCTTACCATCGATGGCGATTTCTTCTATATCCATATAAGGACGGATGACACCTTCTTTTTTAGGAACCACACACCAGGAACACTTGTTAGGGCAGCCTCTTGTAAGGAAGCCATAAGCCGTATTCTTGGGTATATCGGGAAAAAGCTCATAATAAGGTTGCAGGCTATCTACCTCGGTCGGCAAACTGCTATATATGTCATATCCAGTTCCACCTTTTACCAACTTATCGTAGGAATACTGAGAGAAATCAACATCAGGCGAAAAATTGAACACCTTGCTAGCATAAAGTATATCATAATGCTGATGATCGAAAAGATTTATAGGTTGCGCCCACTCTACATTATCGCCCTGCATTATATGCCAGCGTGCTAGTTTACCTAACGCGAGATTAGGGTAAACCGTAGCGCCGAATTTTTTCTTTTTATGATGCCCATCTACATCTATTAAACCTATATTCATATCAACTCTTTTTTTTCTTTCTCATTTCCCTCTCCTCATCTTTTCCATTTCCTCATTCTCTTTCGACAACCTTTCTAGGTGTTCGAGAACGAGGGAATAGGATTGGGTGTTGACCTGATCTTCCGTTAGACCGGCATACTTCTGCATCGTGGCGGTGGTGGCGGTGTAGATTTCCATCGGGGTTTGCGGCTTGCTTTTGCTTAACTTCTGCACCTTAAACACGTGAGGGTAGCGATGGGCTAGGGTGTGCATGATGCCGCTCCACCAGAAGAGGATGACCTGCCAATTGGTTTCCGGGTATTTGACGAAATAACCTGCGTTCTCGGTGAACTGCTTCGACTCGTAGTGAAAATCGTATTTCGTGATGCCTGTTGTCGGATCGACGTACTGGGTGGTGGTGTTGAAGATGGTGGCAAGGAACATGTTTCTTGCACTGGCTACACTCTGGGCTTGCGTCTGGAGTTGTTCCTCGGTGAATTTATCCATCTTCTTCATCTTTACCAGGTTGTTGCTTAACTTGGTGTAGGTCTGCATCATGTCGCTGGCAAAACGGTACTGCTGCCAAGAGAAACCATCGAGATCGGGGTGCGGACCTTGGAAGGTTTTTGCACGACGATACCACTTGGATTTCTGCCGGATAGATGGATAGGGGAAACGGGTGAGGAAATTGCCACTATCTGCATCCAGCCAATCGAGAAGACCTGCGCCCTGAGCGATGTACTCAGGGGCGGTCTTATCGTTGGTCTTGGCTTTCGGGGAGAGCCAATAGTTGATCTGCCAAAGATAGAGGGGAAAGTTGCTAGCCGACTGGGGACCAGCGATGGAATCGCTGTGAACGGGGGTGCAGAGGGAGAGGAGCTTCTTCAGGAAGCGCTTCTTCTGCGGCTCTATGCTTACCAAGTAGTGCTGCTCATTGATGGGGTCGCGAGGGTCGGGATAGGCATTGATGCTTATCCCGGCAAAGAGGAAAAAGACGGCTATCTTCACCTTCTGCATATCGAAAGGATGGTAGCGGTCCACCTTGGCTATCTGCTCCTGCATGATGGCAGCGAGGGCTTCCAACTGGGAGGGAGTGCATTGGTTCCAGCCGCGGGGGATGGTGAGGTTTATCTGTTCATTCATAACTTCGACTTTAGAACCAGCGATAGAATCGCTGGGAACGGAGGCTTTTTTACCTTTTTACTCTTTTACCTTTCTTAGAATGGCAGGTCGCTGTTCGGATCATCGTAACCTGGCATTGAAGAGTAATCATTGCCTCCATCTGCTGGCGGTACATAGGCGGTAGCATTGCCGACGGCTCCGTAGGCTTGCTGTGGGTACGTCTGCTGCTGGGCGGTAGGCTGTGGCTGATAGAGGCTGGCGATGCGCTTATTCATGCGGGTGCGGATTGCCTTAAAGAGGTGAGAGTTCTCATCATCGGAATCCTGATTCACGATGTCAGGGTCTTTGTCCTTGTTGGCTTCCTTTACCTGCTCTACGAGCTTAGGGAAATTCTTTGCTACTGCCTTGATGTACTCGACAGAGAACGAGAGCTGCATTTCGTGGGTTGGTACACTCACCTGGGTATCGCCACGCTCGGCTGCTGTCTGGCGAATTTTGTTCTTGTATGCCTCATTGAAAGGCCAGATGTTGACTCTCAGTTTAGCCTGAGTTTTACTTGCATCATTCTTAGATGCCTCTACTCTAATTTCGTTCACATCGAGAGGAATGCAAACATATGGACGCTTTGCATTCTTCTCATCGATACCTACTAAGACCTTGGCTCCATTCAGAGCCAAAAGGTCAACGTTTCCATTGTAACTTGCCATTAATCTTTTATCTATTTATTGTTAAAAACTTATTTTCTTGCCGCCATTGGCGATGAGACTGCCGTAGCTGATAGCATTGAGGCGACGGAGCCAACCTGCCTCGAAGACCTTCTGACTAGGGTGCTTGGCGATGATGCCGGAGATGTATTGCTTGCGGCGTGACTTGATACGCTCGAAAAACTGCTTAGGGTTCTGGGCGTTGATGGCCTTGAGGGTTCTGCTGCCCACGATACCATCGGCGGTTACTCCTAGCATTGCCTGTACGAGGGTGATGCCTGGGGTGCCACTGCTCCATACCCAATCTACCAGAATGTTGGCGATGCTCTGGTCTTTGATGCCATCGGCTTTCCATCGGTTCCAGTAGCAACGGCGAAGGATGGAGATGGCATCGGCTTTGGTGATAAGCTTCACGTCCTTTGCGTCGATGCGGCCATCATGGTTTTTGTCGTAACCTTGGATTTGCCAGGTTTTCAGCGTTACGCCCATGTTGGTAGGACCGCCCTTGTCATTGGGATGGTTCACGTAACCTCCTTCAAAGGAGAGGATGAAATCTGCAAGAGGTTGAATCTTTGCCATATCTTTTCCGTTTTATCGTTTTTCTTCTGATGGCAAAGATAGCAAATGCTAAAAAGATGATGGGGACAAAGAAAGCCTCCCTGCGGCTTTTGTAGTCGCAAAGAGGCTTCAAAAAATGTTATCCCAATCTTTTTTCTTTAAATACTTGCACTCGCTAGTGTGAAATCCATATTACCTATATCAAAACAAACTACATCGTAGCGTGAGCGGACATATAGTCCCATATCTTGGTACAATCGTCTTCTTCGGGTTGCCAGTCTGCATCCTGGAAATAAAAGAGATAAGCTGCCTTGATGATTTCATCTTCTGTCATATCGCTGCACAGGTCAGCATACATGGCATTGAAGGCAACATACTTATCCCAATCGTTCACCTTTTCACGGAACTTCATGCCCTTGGTGGCATTCGCTATCTGCGATTTGGTCCAATGTGCCCCGGATCCTACCAACTCACCATTCTCGCCTTTCTTGCTATACACAAGATGGCAGACATCATGGTTGGCCATTTTCTCGCTGTAATGACGATCATAGAACACTGCGTGCTGGTGACGGAGGATGCACCAGTACAATTCCGGATTTGTTTCTTCTAAAGAGGCGAGGTCGCAGCTTAACTGCTCCATCGCCTCCATCATCTTCTTCTCGGTAGCCACGCCGTGAGCACGGGCTTGGTCTATCAACTGAATATACTTCATCGTTTCTTACCTTTCCTTTTGTTGGTGGATAGTCATGCGATGGCGAGTGTTAAAGGAGCATCGCACACGAAAGTCTTGCTGCAGGAGCAGCAGGCTACTTTGACAAGACGGTTTTTCACGCTGCCAAGAGATGTGGTAACGTTAGTGATTGCCGTAGCAGAGAAGACAGGAATGGTGAAATCCTGACTTACTACCTGCGAGCGGGTGCAACAGGAGCCGCAGTTGCAAGGCACGTAACTGATAACACCCTCTACATGAATCGTTATGAGATATTGCGAAGTACCCACGTTGGCAATACTCTTTACAGAGAACTGAGGGTTGAAAACCGGAGTCTCATCCACACATGATGGAGCACAGAGCTGCTGCGTGATATTTACATCATAATAGGGAGCAGTGGCGGTTGCACCTACTGCAAGCGTAGCCATGATGCAGGCTGGAATTGTTCTTTTATTCATAGTCTTTTCTGTTTTAATAGAGCGACGACTTCACCGCCGCATTAATGTTTCACCTGATAGCCCTGCGCATTCTCTACCGGAAGGTTCTTCTGAAGAAGGTCGGCGAGTTCGTCAAGATCCTCCTCGTCAAAGGTTATCACACCCTCCAGGATAGAGAGCGGTCCTTTGTAGCGAAGCTGATCTACTACGTCGTGTGCCATCTGAGGAATGCTTTCTTCGGGAATGTTCCCGAAATACTTAGCAAGCATCGGAGTGACAAGCGCATTGACCACAGGCTGAATCATCGGTTCTACATCGGCTTGCAGAGAATAGCTGCCGCTTACCAAACCCAGGCTGCCGATGGTAGCCTGAAGAGACTGGAGTATAGGCAAGCGCATCAGATTGCCAGCCGCTATCTGAGAGATGGCAGGGCGTGCCCATTCGGACACCACCGCTGCCAGGATTTGCGAGTTCTTGTAATCCATATCGTTTTTCCTTTTATCCGAAAATACGGTTACTGATTACAAGCGCATCCGCATCCCATCTGACATACATTGCCCGATGGAATCATCAGCTTGGTAACACTCGTAAGTGAAGCCACCTGCGATTTCAGCACGTCGATGTTGGCGTTGGCAGCGGCATTATATGCCATCTGCTGTGCGTTGACCGCCTGCTGTGCATCCTTGTTGGCATCCACTTTGTTTTCGAGCTGGCGAATCTTACCGTCAAGATACTGAGTAACCTCTACCATCTTCTTGTCGGTATAGTTCTCACTCTTCTGGATAGCAAGCTCCGTCTTCAATGTAGAGTTCTCCTGAATAAGGTTGGTCTCACCCTTGGTTACAAAGCGTGCATCCGGATCACTCGGATTGGCAGTCATGCCATTGTTGCCTCTACCGAGGTTAAACAAGGATGCGCCACCACCCAGCAAACTGGTAGCCAAACCTGCGATACCAAGTCCAAGGGCGGTATTACCCAATCCCTTGCTGGCAACATCATAGTTGCCATCATTCGTTTTTACCTGCATAGTTTTTTGTGTTTAAATTCTTCCAATATCGGAATCGTATGCAAAGGTAACATGAATGAAGTAAACAGAAAAGTGATTTTCATTAGATGTTCTTGCTGATAAATCATGAAGCAGGAACACTAATAGAAGGATAAGAAAAAGTACAAACGTGCAGAAGTGCATAAGTACAAATGTACTTTGATACTAAACTACATAGTTTCTTCCAAAGCCTTGATATACGGGATGGCTTCGTCCCTGATAATGTCGAGGAAGAGTTGTGCGGAACGCTTCATAGGTACATCCTTCATCCAGTGGGCATTGCTCATCAGTTCTTCTCCTATGCACTGGATAGGACGAGCTATAAGGGTAGGGTGGTTCTTCAGATACAGCTTCGGCATAAAAGTAACCAGGTGAGTATCTTCTATGATGGCAAGGTCTTCGTTTGGATCGCTCACGATACACTTTACATTTAATTTGGCGAGATCGTTCTGCAGGTATTGCTGAAAGGTGTTGAAAATACGTTCGCCTACATCGGGCATGATGATGCCGTGCTTCAGCAGGTCATCGTATATTACCTTATCTTTCCTGGCAAGAGGGTGTGTGTTTCTCATAATAGCACAAATACTGAATGGGATGCAGGGTTGGCTCTCGATACCCTCGTTGGTATAGGCTTCGTTCATCGTAAAAGCAAGATCCAGCATGTGGTCTCGCAACAGGCGGTTCAGGCTCGTTGCCTTGGTAAATTCGGCATTCACTCTTACGTTAGGGTATCGCTCCATGAATATAAGTGCAGCCACACGGATATAGGGGGCGATAAAGGAACCTACACCGATGCGCAGTTCTCCGGTCATGCAGTTGTTGATTGCATTGATATGCTCCTTGCAGTCTTCCGTCAACTTCAGTATTTCCTTGGCACATGGCAGAAGTGCCTCCCCATTCTCGGTGAGCATGATGCTGTGCGATGTGCGTATCAGCAGCTTGCATCCCAGTTCATCCTCCAGAGCCTTGATGTGCTGACTGATGGCAGATTGGGTGACAAAGCATCGGGTGGCGGCGATACTGAAAGAAAGCGTCTCTGCCACATACGCGAACGAACGTAAATGTCTTAGTTCCATAATCTTTTACTCTTTTAGTTACACTATATATATTAAAATTTTATGCTGCAAAAATAAGAAAAATATTCTATACGGAAACGCATTTTGCATTAAATAATCTAATTATGGAATAAGATATTTGATAAATGAAAGGTATATGCAGTTTATATGCAAAAAGCCCCGGTACCTTGCCTTATCTTACTAAGACTCAATACCGAGGCTTTGATTTATAGAGTAAATTGCCAATGGAACGCATTGGATAGGGGAGCGATTATTCATCGTTCTCGCCGAGCGTAGAGGTTTCATCATTGATAGATGCTACCTGCTTGCTCCGCTTAGATGACTGCCGGGAAGCGGAATTGGTATCGCTCTTGTCAGTTCCGCTTACACTTCCCCCGATGTGCCTGCGCCATTACAGAGAGAATCCCAGCCACTCTCTGGGGTAGCAATCTCGTAGCGGCCATACGTTGTAGGGCTAAGGGTGCCGCTCAATGTGACTGTACGGTCATCTTCTGGCTTCTTACCTGTATCACCCTTGATGTTACCGGAATCATACTTGAAGTCGTGCTGCTTGTCATAAACGATGATTGATTTATCACCATCCTCGATGATGTAACCACACTTGAGGTTATTGAGACCACGAGCCACATAAGCAGTATCGGCGTTTACGCTCTCAAGAACGTAGTCCAAGGTCTGCTTGAAACCCTTCTGGAAACCGAGGTTCTCCCAGGTGTGACCCTGACCGCCATCCTGGCACTCAAACTTGTAGAGACCCTTACCTTTCTTGAAGGACGCAGCTGTCAGCGCTGCATAGGTGTTCTTACCTGCCTCTGGTGAGAGAGGAGCAGCAAGATCACTCTTGATAAAGAGATATACGTTTACGCCAAGACCGCCGAAGTTTTCCAAGCAATCGTTCTCGGAAAGAATATCTTTGATCTCTGGGCATGTTACATTTTCTGCCATAATTGTATCTTTTTTGATGATTAAACGAAATGGCGGCGGAAGCCATATTCCGCCAAGTCAGACGACCGCCGCCGAGGATTTATAGAGGCCTGCCTTGCCTGTTGGACCAGCGATGGAATCGCTGGGAACGGAGGCAGGAGAGGATTAACCATTCTTCTTGAAGAAGGCGGTGAAGCCCATGCTCATACCGGTAGCGGTAGTCTGAATAGTCTTCTCCTTGCTGCCGTTGCTCCAGTGAGAAAATTTATCGGTTGTGCCATCCTCTGCTACCAAGGTGATAACCTGGTTAATGGTTGTGGCTACTGGCTTTGTGTACTCCTCGCCGTTTACCTTCACCTTACCGTCGGTAACAGTAGAACCATCCTCCATTGCGGTTGTTACCACAAGGTTAGAATTGATATAATCACCAGCAACATACTCTGCTGTTGAAAGGTTGCCGTCTGACATCGCAAAGGCGTACTTGAACGGATTGCGAATACCTGCACCCTGGATTGACTGAATCTGGAACTGCACGTCACGCATATCATCATCGGTGCCCACCTTAACGCCTACGTAAGTCTTGTTACCCTCAGAATCAACTGCATAGACGAAGTTCTTAGGGATGGTAACGTACATGCGATCACCCTCACCGAAATCTGCAATAGGGCAGAGAGTAACACGAGAGAGACCTGGGAGCTTGAAGTTACCGCCGTCCTCGTACTCAACCTTGAAGTTGCCGTGGAACTTGTTAGCGTAACCTGCAGCGATGTTCTGGGCTGTCAACTCGCTCATATAAACGAGAACGTTCTGCTTGCGCAGACGGGCATCCCACTTCAGGTGCCATGTCAGGAAGTTGTCGTATGGAGTAGAGTCGTTGTTGTCAGAAGGCTCTGCGATTGACTCGCAAGGAATCAAGTTGCCGTTAGCCTCGCTGATAAGACCGTCCTCGATGTCATGCTTGACACAGGTATGGTAGCCGTCATACAACGCCATAGCCTGCTGTGAAGCTGGAGTACTCTCGTCGCCCTTGTCAAGACTGATGTCACCATTCCACAAGCAAGCGGTAAGGTTGTCGGCATAGTTGCTGAGGATAGCGGTAACAGCCTCTGTAGCGAGAGGGTACTGACCCTGTGCGTCTGTGCCGAATACTGTTTCACAATACTTGTCGATGTTATCAGTGTAATGGTCCCAAGCGAGCTTCACTGTAATTGTGCGCTCCTTCAAGAAACCAACCTCGCTGTTCACCTTAGTGTGAACATCCTTACGACGGGTGGTACCACCCTTACGGAGCAGAATGTGGATAGTGCGCTTATACTGAACACCGGAAACGATGTCGATACCCAAGCGGTCCATCTCCTCTGCATCGGTGTAACCTGGACCCATAAGGATTTCCTTAGTTACCTGCTCGGCTACGTGCTGCAGGGCAGTAGTGCCGATAAAATCTTTAGGAAGTGTTGCCATAATTTTCAACTAATAATTAAAAAATGAATAAGAATGTTTTAACCTGAATACTTAGTGTTATCCTGATGATGGAGGGCTTACTCCTCGCCTCGCTTGAAACGCTCGAAAGCTGCCTTGCGCTCAGCATTGGTCTTATACTTCGATGGGTCGAACTCACGGAGGTTCTGAGCCTTTGCACCCTCACCGTTGTTCTGAGGTGCTGCACCCTGTGCTGGCTCCTCGCCTGGGTTCTCGTTCAACTCAGCAATCTGAGCGTCCTTGTCAGCGATGGTCTGCTGGGCAGTAGCGAGCGAAGCCTGGACAGTCTTCAACTCCTCATCTACCTTAGCCTTCTCCTCATCAGCCTTTGCCTTAGCGTCGTTGAGGGCTTTGATGTCCTCATCTGCCTTAGCCTTTGCCTCTTTCAGATTCTTGATTTCCTCGTCCTTCTTGGCGATGGTCTCAGCAAGTGCATCGTGCTTTGCCTGGAGATTGGCAAGACTCTGCTCTGCTGTGGTGGCTTTCTGCTCGGCATCAGCCACAGCCTGCTCCTGCGATGTAAGATGAGCTTCGAGGGTATCGAGCAATGGTGCATTCATGAATGCGCCTTCCTCCTTCACCTCAATCTGCTGACCATCCTGCATACCGCAAGCGGCATTGATCTTTGGATAATTTGCCATATTGATTGATTTTTGATGAATAGTATGTTGATGATTCTCTTGTTTTGCTGAAGAATCCTTGTCTGGCTCCAACTGATGGTCGTGTGCCGGATGGTCGGATGGTTCGTTCAGACTGTTCTTAGTTTCATCTTCATCAGACGACTCTCTGCTGATAGGCTGCGCTACACCATTATAAAGGTCAAAGCAGCGCTTGACGCAAGAGAGGAAGTCACTCTGATCATCCATCAGAATACCCTTCACGTCTTCGGCATTGAATACCTTGCCGTGCAGATGCTCATCCTTTGCGTTAGGACAGGCTTTCTTAACGTCAGCTCTGAACTCCACACCTAACTCAGCAAGTTCTTTTACCAACTTCTCGCTATCGCCATCATTGGCAACATCACGGAACTCACGGTTCTTGTCGAAACTCTCAGGGTCGTACAACTCATGATAAGTTTCATCAGTAAACTGGTTTTTGCTGCCATCAGCCTGCGTGTAGAAGGATGCCATCACACCGATGCAGCCGATTTCGTCCTTCGGGTGCATGTAGTAACGCTCATCGCAGAGAGAAGCGAGATACATACCAGCCGAGGCACACATGCCGTCGATAAAGGCAATGACTGGCTGACCTAATGAACGGGCATAATTGATAGCCTGCTCGTAATCGTTCTTTGCCCAAGCCGAGCCGCCAGGAGTATTGATGATGAAGATGTGACCTCGACAGAATGAATTGTTGGCTGCACGGATCATCATGTTGCGATGGTCAACCGAACCATAGGAGCAACCGCCACCATTACGGGTAATCGGGCCGTCGATGGTAAGTACCGATACAAACGGAAAGTCCTGTGCCTCCTCATCATCTACAATCCAGTTGCCGCGAACCTTTTTGCCATCCTCGGAAATCTGATATTCCTCGGGGTAAAAGATTGAGCCATCGGCAGCCTTCATGGTTACGAAGCCGCAGGTAGGTGCAGGGCGTTCGTATATGGCATGCGCATTCAGATTTTGCTCCAATGCCTTACGGATTCCGTGAACAAAGTCAGGCGAAATCATCCACTTCTTCTCGGTCAGAATTTCGTATAGACCTTTCATTGTGGGTAATAGAATTTTAAAAATTAATGTATGTTATCGTTATCCTGAAAACAAATCTCCTTACCTTGTTGTTATGCTAGAAGACTATTGATATTTTCTGATGGCAAAGGTAATGGAAATGCGTGGGCATATAGGGACAAAATAAGCCTATATGCCGAAATAGCTATGATTTAGGGGAAAACAAAAAACCCTGCGTTCCTCACGGACTGCAGGGCAGCAAACAAAATTAACATTAGATATTTATGAATAATCTAAAATAAACTAGAAGTTAATTAAGTACTGAAATTTATATGATTGATTAAGCAATCGTTATCGGAATAAACTCAGACATCGCCTGACAGATAGCCGTAATGCTACGGGTCTCTGCATCGTTCTGACTGGTTACGGAATCGGTAATATTGAAGGTGCCAGGCAGTGTATGGCAGAGATAAAGCGAGTCATCCTGCTTGCGCAAGACTATATAATAGTCCTTTCCGTGCATATTCTTGATGATTTCGGGTATATTCTCCTTTCCGTCACGGATATTGGCGGTAATCTCGAACTTGAAGACGGTACCATTGCCACCTTCTGAGGAGTCCTGTTTGGCGGTGATGCCATCAGATATTACATAATTATTGCCCTCGCTGGTGGCAATATGGAGTGCTTCGCCGGCAAACTTGCATCCGTTTATCTGCAATATCAGCGGTATGCTGAACGGAATAGAGACGGAACTGTCCCATACGGCATAAAAATAAGCATCGGTTACTCCCTCAAGAAATAACTCTCTGCAATTATCGGGTAATTTCATATCGTTTCCTTGATTTATCTCTTATTTAACATTTGTTATCTTACGAATTAACACCTATTATATAAGGTGTAAAATCATAACCACTGCACTTCATCGATGCGATTGGACTTATCACGGCTATCTTTATACTGCATATCCACGCAGGAATAGGACTTGAAAAAGCAGTGCTCCGTGCGGAACCACCTGCCGATGATGCGGCGCAACACGTCTTTCTCTTCCTCGCTGACTTCTATGCCGTAGCGCATTAAGTACCGCTCCAGCATGGCGTTATGAGAACGGGCGATAACTCTGCCTTTAGACGTGCAGAAATCGAAGGTAGATAGTGCCCATTCCACCAGACTGCGCTTGAAATCGTTGTTGAGTGATACCGCCAGCGCACGCATGCCGTGCGTATCGAGTGTAAAGGTAGGCTTTACGGAATAAACGGTATCGACAATCTCTACTTCGCTGGGCAGTCGGATGCAGAGGTAATCATCATTGGCTCCCTTGCCATCGGTCAGGCGACCATTGAGCTGCTGAACCTCCTGAAAGGTGAGCCAGCTTCCGGCATCACGGCGCATCATTACCTTGCCTCCGGAAGGGTGCCTGCCCGTGAGCATATTGCACCATTGCTGCTGGGAGAAACAGCCGAGGTCGATACGGCTGCTGCGGGCTGGGGTGTTGATGAGGGAGTTGCGCATGATAAAATGCTCGTGCGAATAGTTACTGAACACTACCGGCTCATCCTTTGCAAGGGTGAGCTTAGGGTCGCGGTGCCGGAAAAACTGGCAGCGGGAGGTGGGGAGACGGAGATAGATATTTGGCATTTTTTGCTATTTTAAGGCGATGCCTTTCTGCTGGGCATAATAGAGCATAATGGCATCGGTAATGTAGAGGAAGTATTTCTGCATGCTGTTGCCTTCCTTTGGGCGTGGTACCAGCTTGTCGAGCTTGGCAGTCTGCTCCTCGCTGAGATTAGGGATGAGCTTCATGCCGTCGATATAGCAGCCACCTGATTCCGTCTTGGCGATGAAGCACTCGTTAAACATCTTGTTTTCTCCGAAGAAGAGGTTGAGGGCTTCTATCATCTGATCCTGGGTGAAGCCAGGGAGCTGAGGGTGCAGCTTGCGATGCTTGGTCGAATAGGTCTTCATACGCTTATCTACATAGGCATTGATGCTGTCGGCATACTCACAGTAGAGGTCATTATCCTTGCTGTCAATATCCTTGGTTCTTGCGAAATTGAAGAAACCCTGCATCTGCTTCAATACCTGCAGCACACCGTCAAACTGATTGAACTCAACACTGCCATTAAAGATGGTTGTCATATACGACTTCACATCTACCACGATACTCTCCAGGGTATCTGTGAGGAAAGTAACCTTATCGAGATTAAGGGCAAGCTGGTCAACAGTCTCCTGCATTCCAGGCTTGCTGTAATCTACATAGTAGCGGAGCAACTGACCGAAGTTGAGGAAATCGTAATTTTCATCACTTCGCACATTTACCTGCACGAGTAGGGAGTACATATTCATCGCCAGCTTCTTATCTTTCTCCTGAATGGCACGGATGAGTGATGCCATCTGTGGTGAGTTCTGCGGAACGCGGCTGGCTGCACGGACCAGTTCATTGCGGTTTTGCACGGCTTCAGCGAAATCGGGGTTGGAGAAAAGGCGGTCCAGGGCAGAGGCATATTTCTCTGACGGCACATCCTTGAAGTTGAAGGTATAGATGGTAGGGAGGTTTCTGATTTGCGCCTCACGCTTGGCCATCACTTGCTGCTGTTGTTTTTTGTTTTTTGTTCCCATTGCTTTTTATTGCTTTTTATTGCCAAGCATTGATTGGCAAAATACTCTATTAATCATAATCACCCTTATTGGGCAATTATCTTATCGCTCATCGCCATCACCGGCTATCACGTGGCGCTGCTGGCGGCTTGCTAGTTTTGCCAGGTTCTCCTCGGCTACTTCTTCGAGGCTTACACCCATCACGTGGGCAAGTCCTGCGGTCTGCCAAAGAATATCGCCGATTTCGGAAAGCATCAGCTTGCGCTCTTCATCGGTTACGTTCCAGATTTGGGTGTGGCAGATTTTGCCATCCTCATCACGTTCGGTGGTGGTGATATGGAGCTTGCCCTTGCGCATGTGCTTGCCAGCCTTGCTTGCAAATTCGCCTACTTCGCCACAGAGGTTGGCGAGCATATAAAAGAGGTTATTACTCTCAGGAAGGCAGGTTGTCATTGCCTTCTGCTGATATTCGTTTAAAGTCATTTTTGCCATAATTTTTTCTTCTTTATTTGTTATTGGACCAGCGATGGAATCGCTGGGAACGGAGGCTTATCTAAAAGATTTCTTTTGAGCCTCGAACATTAATCTCTCCGTGATGATGCGGTTGATCTCGAAACCTATCTCCTTGGCATTAGGATGCGCCTTTCCGGTGGTTTCACGGAAGCGAAGGTCTAAGATATGCTGCCACTCGGTGATGGTGTAAGTATAGGCTACCACCGTATAGGTATCGAGAGGGAGAATGCCGCGGGCATCCTGCGGCTTCATGCCCGATTTCAGTAATCGGCGATAGAGCCAGTCGGAAATCTTACAGCCGGTGAGATAGAGGAACTTCTGCCATTTCGTGCCCTCGTGCAGCCAGTGCGGACGGGCAATCTGAACGCCACCTTTCTTCTCCAGGTTCACATAGCGTGTGCTCTGCTCGCTGATGCAATTAGGCGATGTTCGGTTCAGCTCACGGCTAGTACTGATCTGCGTAGTAACGACAAGCGTCATACGGAGGAGATTGAGTGCTTCCTTGAAATCATATTTCAGCGCCTTCTCGATAAACTCGGCTTCCTTCACATTGAATGGGGACAGCATTTCGAGTATGTTGCCATGCTCGCATAGGAACTGCATATTGCTGCTGATCCAGACTTTTTTTCCCTGCACTGCATAATTGATGTAAGGCGATGCAACAAGGAAAGACCAAAGATGCTTGGGCAGCTTACTGTCGTTCTTGACGAAGAAATAGAGGGTGCCATGGCGGTACATGGAACGATGACCGCTCTCCCAGAAACGGTTGGCCAACTTTACTGCCTGTTCTTCCAGAAACGCTCCTTTCTTGTCTTCAGAAAGATTCTCATCAGGCTGCTTACCTTTGCTCTTGTAGCAAATTCTGCCTACTCGGGCAATCTGTTGTGCGGCGGTCTTCTGAGGCCACCACTCAACACCAGGAATTATCATTTTCATATTGTTTCTTATTTGATGTTTTATATATTAAAAATCTATCACGCCATACCGATTGGAGACAAAGGCAAAGATGTTACCTATCTTATGCAGCTTGCCTGATATACCCGCGATGGGTGAATGGGTAGTTATTTTTGCCATTATTTTATCTGTGCCCAGTCTGTACTCAGTCTGTACTCAGTCTGTATTGTAACGGTACTGGATATTCACTTTGAACTTACTTTACAGCATGATTAGGTATACCCAATTCCTGCTCCCTAATCTTCTTGGCTACGAAAGAAACGTAGTCCCAAAGAGGGAACATCGTGCGGTTGTTCGGTATCACATAATCGTAGCTGTTGACATCAATCTGAACACGATACTGATCTCTGTCGGTACGTTCCTCAGAGATACCACGTTTCTTCAGAGTTTCCGGCTTTGCCGAAACATAAACGGTGATGATCTTAGCCTTCGGGTAACGCTCCATCAGCTCCATCAGTCCTTTCTCGTCGATGACGTAAATGGCTGCACCATCTACCTGCTTCTTCTCCGTCCAATACTCATAGTTTCCGTATCGGGTATAAGCAAGCATTTCGCTTTTGGGAACGTTGCATTCCTTGACAAAATGATGCTCCTTGCCGTCAACTTCGCCTTCCCGCATCGGACGGGTGGTGTAGGAACAGAGCACATCATAGCCTAGGATGACAGACTACATGAGTGCCACCGTGTCCTTGCCAGCCCCAGAGGGGCCAATAATCGTTATCAATTTCATAATCTTATCATTTTACTTGATGAGTTGTCATCACCAGTCGAAAGGCTCCATACCTTGCCAGCGATGGGTAATTCTGCAACACAACGTTTCGCAGATTACCATAATCACCCATATTAACTACATATCTTTTCAGCCCGAAATCGAAGTCGCAGGGGAAGTCCAAATTGATCTGACGGATGAACTTCTCACCCCCCCGAAACCGGACATCACATCAAACATTACTTTCATCCATCGCTGACCTTTCTTGTCGAGCCATGCCCCCTTCGGGATTTCTACTTTTCTTTTTGCCATAATCTTTAATCTTTATTGTATAAAAAAACTTTTCTTATTAGCCTCTTTCTCTCCATACTTGCTGCAGGATAGAGTGATATTCTCCTTCGCCTAAATTCACCTTGCAGGCATGGATAAGGTAATGATAGCTTATGGTATGGCTGCTGCCTAGCTGCCGCCACTTCTGTGATACCTGGGCAGCGTTGTACTTCCGGCTGCATGCCGAAAGCTCGTGAAACAGACGCTCGCCGTAGGGATGCGCCTTCAATGCCCAACCTGCCTTGGTCCACTCATCGTAACTTTCCGTGATGTTGATACGTCGGCTCACCAGTGCTTTTACGATGAGTTCGATGATGCGGTCTTGCGTGCGAGGATCATTCCAGAAGGCTTTATTGTCGTAGCCATTACCGTAAGCGCTGGAGGCGTTACTCTGCGGTTGCCGATACATCGGTCTTGCTTGTGGTATCACCTGCGGTTCATCTGTCGCCAAACCTTGATAAGGCTGCACATGAGTATTAATATAGATGTGGTCTGCATCATCCCATGAGGCGAAGCGCACACGTCCGATATTGCCACACTGCTTATCGAGCACGATACCCAGGGCGGAATATTCCTTGAGGATAGCCTTGAACTGCTCCTTATGCCTGTCGGGATAAGCCAGGCGAACCAATCCGAAATATCCGGTACCCGAACAAGAACGCATCAGCAAACCGATTTCTGGACGAAAGCGAGACACCATGCGGATATTCTCAAAGCTGGTAAGCTGCTGGTTGTCCTGAAGGTCGATGTCGATGGTGAGCCATCCGGTATGCTGCTGCAGATGGCTTTCTCTTCGGGAAACCATCACACGTTGGCCTGGATGGGTAAGGCTATCGTCCTCGTAGGTAGCGAAGAGACCGCTCAGTGTGGCACCAGGAAGCATCTTCTTGGTATCTACGTATTCCGGCATCTTCTTAGCCTTGCTGCCAAATTCCTGCCGCATGGCTCGAAGTTTTTCTACATACGGCTTCCATCTGTCCGTCAGACAGAACTCACGGATAGACATCTGCTGGATGCACTCGCCCGTCTCCATATCGACGTATCTTCCAAGTGCATCTTTCGCATCCCGATAGATGGAACATATCTCCTCAAACATACCTTACATATATTATTTATATAAAATCTGCTGCAAAAATACAAAAATAAATCGAAAAGAGTATATGTAAGCTATATAATATTTGAAATAAGTTATATTTTTAACATTTAATATAGGTTGAGAGGGGGAACCAGCGATGGAATCGCTGGGAACGGGGGCGAGGAGGATGTTTTTTCAAAAATGGGACCAAAATTCGATTTTTGGTCCCATTTTGCCGATTTTGGTCTCATTTTTATTTTGAAGGGCGAATTGTTAAAGTCCCCTAATTGCTAAAATGGCGTATTTTGTCCCACTGCTGACCCACTGCTGTCCCCATCTTGGTCCCCTATTCTTTTTCAGTTATCTGCTTGTTTTTCAGCGATTTGCTTTATCTTGGTCTCATTTTTATCTCATTTTCTATAAACTAATGTACGCAGAAGAAACAAAATATTTCAGAAATATATAGAATATATGTAAAAAATCCTGCATTTCTCTCGCTAGTTGCCACTCTCACTTATCCACATAACTACCTTATTATCTGATGTTTACGGCAAAGCCGTTAATGCTACTAACTTCTAATTTGAGGTTAGGGGTTTTTGATTTTAGGGAAAAGAAAAAATACACGGGAAATTTTATATATAGTAGTGAATTTCGGCGAAAAATGAGACCAAGATATGTTTTTGAGATTAAAAAGCCCACAAAATCAGCGAGTTATCAAAAGCCCACTAAAATATGAGGTTGGCCGCAAAATGGGACCAAAAAGAAATTTAAAGAAAAAAGGCTGCCTCGCTTCACAGCGAAACAGTCTTGAAAAACATAATAATAATAAACTTAAAAAACTTAACAACTAACAATCAACAAAACCTTCTTCTATTTATTCTTCATAAACTGGTTAGCCTTATCCAGACTGTCATACAGTCCGTCACGACCATACATGTTAACCTTGGCGTTGATAGGCTGATTCAGGCGCTGAATGAGCGCATTCACGGCTTGTAGGAGCGCCGCATTGCTTGCTGCATTGGCTGCTAATAGTCCGTCTGCCGCTGACGCGCCAGACGAAAGATTACCATTGCCTGCTGCAAGGACATCACCCACATTGCCATTATCAAATGCCCTTCTTGCTGAGTTTCTTCCGGAATAGTTGCGATCGTAGTTTACGAGGGCTTTCAGCAAGCCAGGATTATTCATCATCATGGCGTGGGTGGTTTCCCTACCAATCACGATTTCTGGTCCTCTCTCGGCTACGAGAGACGGCTGCCCGTTCACGGTAGTGGCGGTTGGAGACGTAAGCATCTTCACGCCCTGCATCTGCTTGCCATCATCCTCCTTTGCCCAATACACCTCGCCATTATCAGCCACAAATGGCTTCAAGTCTTGAACGTTTCCGGAATCGTAGGTAAGCATACCGGTTACAAGCTTGGTGTTGGTAGTATTGGTATTACTCTTCTTCTTGCTGCCGCTGAATGCAGAATTGAGTGCCCACTGGAGCAAGCCCATGAGGGTAGCCATCACACCTGCGGCTGCAATAGGACCCGCGATAGGACCCAGGAAGTCGAAGCACTTACCGATGGCACCAGCGATAGAGAAGGTCATTCCCGCTTGCGTGCGGGCTGCATCCGATTGGGTGATTGCCTCATTGTTAGCCTGAGTATTGGCGAGGTTGGTAGTGAGTGCCGTTTCCGTCATAGCCATGCCCGTATTCAAAGCTATCTTTGTGCCCTCGGTCTGCTCCTTGTTTCCGGCATCCGTCACATTCGTGATGTTTTGAACACCCTGCGTGGTAACCTTCTCACGATCCTTATTGCCCTTCTTGACCTCTTTACTCAGTTCCTTTTGGTGCTTCTTCTCCTTCTTCAACTGGTCGGCTTTCTCCTTGTCTTCCTTGGATTTACCACCCTTCTTAAACTCGGTATTCATCACACCGCCGATGAAGGAACCAGTGATACCGGCTGCGGCATCAGCGAAGGAACCGCCACCTGCGATAGCATCGGCGGCTGCTGCACCAGTTTGTGTTGCTGCATCATTGTAGAACGCATTAGCATTGTCTCTGTTGCGATGCTCCCATGCACGAGGCGCACCACTGCCCTGTGATTGCGTATTCGGCTGCTCAGGAGTAGCAGGAGGCGCATAAGGAGGCACAATCGCCGGACTGTTATTGATAGGCGAACCATCAGGATTCCAACCGAGAGAAGGCTGCTGTAGAGTCATCTTCTCAAAGTTAGACTGCGGCTGCGGAGTAAGGTAAGCTGCACCCTCATCTACCAGTCGCACGTACATCGGGTTCGCCTTTGTGCCGAGATTTGAGAAATCTTCCTTCACGGCATTGGCATCAGCATTGGCTCTTGCTTTATCAATATCAGGCTGCGCTTTCTTCTTAGCTCGCTTGGCACCTGCATCGTTGATTGCCTTCCACATCTGCGTATTCACGTCGTTGAGCGCCATATTAGCCCATGACTCAAGCATAGACTTCAGAGCGTTCTTGATACTCTCCTGTGCGCTGCTTACATCGTTGCGCATTTCAGCAAATGCCTTGCCTACTTCCGAACCGAAGGTTTCGATAGGCTGCACGAGCTGCTGCATCTGCGAGAGTCGGTTCTTCATCGCCGTTGCCATTTGGTTGACGTAGGCAAGTTCTGCCTCCTGCCGAGCCTTGTCTGCTTCGTCGAGGAGCTGCTTGTTACGTGAGTTTTTGAAAACGAAAGCATAATAATCTTCTGCCATCTGCATCTTCATCTTCATCAGCTCCACCTCTGGGTCAGCGGTAAGGTCGCCGAGACCGAGGTTCGACCACATATTGGTTCGCTTGCCAAAGAGCGCACTTTCCTGCTGCATCTTGCGAAGGGCTTCCTGGTTGGCAAGATTGCGCTGGTTGACCTTCCACATCTGCTCGGCAATCTTTTTTGCCTGGTCGTAGGTCTTTTTCTGCGCCTCAGTATATTCATCGGAATACTGAATGAGCTTGTTGTAGAACACACGCCAGTCTTCCGCATTATCACCCAGCACGCTCTGAACGCGGGCACCCAGTACATAAGGATCATCGCCAAAGAGCATCTGCATCAGCAATCCCCTGCCCTTTTTATCATTGACATCAACTGTATAAAGGTTGGCGATTTGCTTTCTTGCCTGCTCATACATGGCGATGATATGCTTCTTACGTCTTTCTGCAGACTCTTCATCTGCCAACTCAAAATCGGTTGGATTGGCAAAGCCCATCTGATTGAAATCATCGTACATATTCTGCTGCACAGCTCCCGTATAGTTGTGCTCTCGGGCTATCTTCCGTCGGGCTTCTGCCTGTTGAGCCTCCAACGTTATATTATTCTGCTGATTCTTGGTAGCCTTGGCAAAGATTTCAGACGTGATGGAGTTCATCGGGCGGTTCAGACTATTACCCAACTGAGCCATCTTCTCACGCAGGGCATCGACGTTATTCTTTTGGATGGAAGCGAGGAGATTTTGAGAAAGATTCACGCCAGTCTCATCGGTCTTCTCAACAAGATCATTATCCATCGTCTTCTTGAACTCCTCCCAGGTGTTAGCCTGACCAGCGATAGCAAGGCGTACTTGAGCAAGAGCTTCGTTCATACGTCTCTTTATCGGTTCTATGTAGAATTTCTGCTCTGTCTCATCCCTTCCGAGGCTTACCGCCTGGGATAGCTTTTCATTAATCTGACGCTCATAGAAGTTGCGCACGTTATCCATGATAGCGCTTGCCTCGTCCTGCTTCTGCTTCAACTCATCACGCCAGGAACGCTGCTGCTCGCGCAATGCCTGTTTATGTTCACGTGCCTCCCGCTTCGCAGCACTGATCGCATCTTTATCAGGTGCATCATTTTCAAGTGTACCAGGAGTATCCTCTTCCCAAGGAACATAGTCTTTCGGAACGAACGGACTGAAATAATCGTTAATTTCATCCTCTTTATTCTGCTCCCTATTTGTTGCATTATAAAGATAACGAAGACGAGATAACAACTCGTAATCACTGTCACGTGTAGCTCCATTTTTATTTTTGCGGTCATAAGAATATTCACCCGTTTTAAAATTGAACTTAATATCCTTATTTGCTCCACCCAGCTTTCCATTGACATAAGTATTTTTTAAGGAGCCTTTTATCAAGTAAGAGTATGCTGCATTAGCATCTGCACCTTTTTGGAACCATCGAATAATATCCTTTACCGTGAAACCACCATACTTAAAATCGTTCTCACTGATATATTTCTTAACCATGTTAGCAGCAGCAAGTCTGTCTTTCTGATAACCAGGAAGAGCGTCCTGCTTTGCCTCCTCACGGAGTCGGTAGTAAGTGGCACGCTGAATTTCCAAAGAAAGAGCACTATAATGCTTACGCAGATCATCCACACTCTTGATTTCAATACCAAGTTTGTTAATGTACTGACGGAAATCCTTGTTAAATCGAGCAATCTGAGTATTGCGGTCTTTCTGCGAAAGATTGACAGCTTCGAGAGCTACCTTATAAGAATGCAGTTTTCGGGTCAAATCATCCGTCTGCTTCTCAGCTTCGCCTAATTTATTCTTCCATTCGCCAGCCTTACGCTTTGCCTCAGCTTCAGCTGCTGCTGCCTCGCTTGCGGCATTGGCATAAGAATAGAATACACCGACAATCGTAACAAGAACGCTTGCCAATGCTACGTATGGATTTAATTTCGTAACAGTGTTAAAGCCTGCCTGCGCCTTTGCTGCTGCCCAGATAGCCTTGCCGAAGTCCCACATAAATGCAGCCGCTTTCCAAATACCCAGACCAACCAGATAATTCATGATGAGCGGCAAAAGGGTAACGAATATCTTGCAGGAGGTGATAACCATTGAGAGAGCACCTTGCAGAGTACCTTTAAAAATAGGACTCTGAAGTATCATCTGCGACATATCGTACCAAGCCTGCGCCATAGCCTTCACACTTTCCACGCCATCAGGGTTGACAAATGCCTTTTCCCAAAGGTTATTGGCTCTATCCAATATACCTGCTGCTGACTGCTGCTGCATCGTGTACTCACTGGTTACAGCCGTCGCCTCCTCGAATGCCTCCTGAGATTCGTAAAGATGGTCTTTCAGCACATCTACGTTCTTAGACATAGTTACCATAGCGGTAACGAGTCGCTGGCCATCGGAGCCAAGGTCTTTAAAGATACTGCCCAAAGCATTCATATTGCCCTTGTCACGCATCTTCTCTAATACAAGAACAATAGCATCCATGGCGTTACCAGCAGCATACATATTCTTGATGGTACCCTGCTGAATGCCCAAATCCTTCTCGATAAGGTTATGGTTCTTCTGCAAGGCTACGATAAACTTAGACATAGCCGTAGCACTCACTTCCGGCATCAGGAAGAGAGAATCAGATGCAGAACCGAGTGCCAACAACTGGTCGGTAGTAATACCTGCTGTACGGCTCACACCGGTTAATCGCTTGGCAAACTCTACGATATTGCCAGATGTGGCGGTAGAGGTAGAAGCCAACTTAAACATAGCCGAACCCGTAGCAAGCATCGCTTTCTCGATACCCATCTTCGGGATAAGGCCCATCGTCTCCACCATCTTAGAAAGAGCCGGCAGCGCTTCCTCGCCCATCTCCTCGCCGATGGCTACATTGATCTGGTCGGCAGCTTTTACGAACTGAGCCATACCTTCCACGCCATACTTACCCATACCGAGTTTTGCACCCTGGTAAGCAAGTTCAGCCAAACCATCAACAGAAGTACGAGTATCTATCTTAGCCAATTCCTCAGACAGCTTATTGACATCCTGCATCGTGAGTCCGGACACCTTACGAATATCCGTCAAAGAAGAAGAGTATTCAAAGTTCTTCTTGATAGCGGAAGTAACAGTATCTTTAATAGCGTTAAATGCCTGGAAGAGACCCACGTATGCCGTAAGGTTCTTTAAAGCCGTATGCCAAGCACCACCTTGTTTCTGTGCTGCACCGGTCACATTATCAATCTCCTTTTTCAGATCTTTTAGAGCCTTCTGCTTATTCTTAAATTCCTCGTCGCCGGTATTGATTTTATTCAACTCGGCTTGTAACTGCTGATAGGCTTTTTTAAGTTCCTCGATAGAAGCCTTGCCTTTTTTGCTGCGGGCGATGACATCATTTACATCTACCACATCATCCTCCACCTGCTTGATTTCCTTATCCAGGGCTTGCAACTGCTGTTTTACCTGCTTGGCTGCATCGGAAGATGGAGCCAGCTTGCCAAGTTGCTTATTCAGTTCGGCAGACGCGGCTTTCAGATCATCAAGAGAGGCGGTCTTCATATTACTAAGAACCTCATTCAGTTTCTCAGCAGACATGGCAGACTTATCGGCATTATCCTTGAACGCACTGAGGCGTTCGTCCAACATACCAAGAGCTTCCTTTATTTCCGCTATCTTGACAGTTTCAAAAGGAGAAGTATTGCCCAATTCCTTCTGGAGATAGCTTTTAGACCATTCCAGGTCATTTTTAGTCGGATTGCGAAGGGAACCCTCTTTATCCAACAATCCATCCTGTCGAGCCATCTTCTGAGCGGTATCATAGTTACGCTCGAAAGGCGAGTTGCTGGCAACATCTGCCATTCGGGTCTTCACGCTGTCGATTTTCGCAGCCAGGTCTTCCCATTCCTTAGAGAACGGCTTCATCGAAACTTTAGCCTCCTGAAGAACTCTGAGCATATCCTGCAAACTCTGCTCAGACTGCTCGCCTAAAGTTTTCAATCGCTCATTCGTTTCAGTAAGAGAAAGCTCTTCCTTTACCTCCTTCGCCTTACCCGTGAGTTTAGCCAGACTCTCCTCTGCATCGGCAATAGAGATAGCGTATTTTTTCCATTCCTCGCTACCGATATGCGTCTGCGCCTGAAGAAGTCTGAGGGTATTGATAGCCTCACGAACCTCACCTTCGGTATGACTATCCATAAAGGTAATAGTGTCCTTGGCATCCTTTTCGGACATTACCTGCTTCACTTCCTTTACCTTACCGGCAAGCGATGCAAGCCGCTCCTCTGCCTTGGCTATCTCATCAGCATACTGCTTCCACTCGTTGCCACCGATATTACTCTGACCCTGTGCCTGTTTCAGGGTATTGATGGCAGTCTGGATTTCAGTCTGCGAATGGTTCTTCATCGTGTCGGTAGATGAAAGCATCTGTCTTGACGATGCTACCTGCTGCTTGAACTGAGCCTGACGCTTGGCAGCAGCTTCGGCAGAAACGGCGGCATTGCGCTTATTCTGCTCGGCGGTAAGCATCTGCATCACCTGCTCCTGCTCTTTATACTCCTTCGTACCGCGTCGGGTATAGTCCATAAGGTCTTTCTGCTGTGCAATAGCCTTACTGAGCCATTGGTCGCTTTGCGTACCGATGCTTGCCAATCCCTCACGTATCTTTACATACTTTCCTTCCAGCAGACGTATCTGGTCGCCTACTGTCTTCATCATCGCACGGATGGAATTAGCCTGCTCCAGCTCTGCCTCCGACAAGCCTTCGAGCTGACGCTTGCCGTCGCCCAATGCACGGCGAAGTTGACGGAGCGAAGTATTACTGAGCTGGTCCACCACGCTCTGTAAACGCTCATTGGCAGAAATATCCTTAATCTGTGCAGAAGCCAGCAAATCATACTGCTTCTTCAAATCATTGATGGTTGCAACGAGGGCTTTATATGGGTCAGTGTTCGGCTTCAGGGTTTTCAGCTTCGCCTGAGCCGCATCTAACTGGTCGGATATACCCGCTGCTGCCTCCTGCAACTGCTTCAATACCTGGAGCGGTTGCTGGCCGTTGAGCGTGATGATAGCCTCTGTTTTATTCTTTGCCATTGCTTTTTTATTTTTAATGTTTATTTTTGGGGGATATGAGACCGACGAAGGAATCGCCGGGAACGGAGGTGAGAGGGGTTAATCGTCTTTGCCTTCCAGGGCATTCATTATCTGCAACAAACCTTGATAGCCGTAGTAATCGGCAAGATGGTTTTCATATCTCGTTTTCAGTCTTCTCACCGTTCGCATGATAGCAGGACGGTGAGATTTACCTGCTCTTCTATCCCACTTGCCGATATATCGGGTTTTGAACTTGGCTTTTTTCGAGCGGTCCACCTTATCGGCAGTGATATGGGCTGCAGGGTCACGAGGATCACCCGTCAAACCTACACCAATATCCACATAGCGGAGATAATCGTTATAGCGGATTCCTACCATCAGATTACCCGTCTTTTCGTCGGCTTGATATACCGTACCTTCAAAGGATTTCTTACCTTCACCCGTGGAGTACCACATGCCGTGTTCCTCGCGGTATTTGTTCACTTTTTCGTAGCCACGATATACTTCTACCGGATAAATCTTCTGGGTATTGAAGTTGACTTCTATATCGAGAAGGGCTTGTTTCAGATATACGCCTGCCACCTCTTTCAGGGGTGCAAAAGGCGACTTGATGGGTTGGGTTCTGATAGGCATAGCTTATCCCTCCTTTCCGTCTTCTGTTGATGCAGGAATGATATATTTCTGCTCCTTCCCGCATTGGAAGTTATATAGCGGACGGATAGTCTGCCAATAGCAATCAGCAAGGAGCCAGCTCGGACCACGGAAAAGAGGGTTTACACCATAGGCAAAACTCTCTATATCGACGGATGACAATTCTATGCCCAACTTAGGCTCTTCCGTCTTGAAGTTTCTGCCCGTGATAGGACAGATACCCGTGCGTCGAAGCTGAGTGAGATAGGATGCAAGGTCTTCGCAATACTCCATCAGATCATCCGATGCAGCCTGCAATTTGCCACCATCGTATCTGCCCAATGTGGCAGAAGAGTCTTTCAGTCGGGTTAGGAAACAGACCTGATAGGTAATCAGGGCTTGCTTATCCGATTTCAGCTCTCCGGAGTTAACCACACGATAGAGCATACAGGGAGAGTGAATGATATTGGCGTTGCGAGAAAAGATATTTTCCTCATCAATATCACGGATGCGGAAGAAACTCTGGTCTTCCAGTTTCTTGCTTGTCGGGTTATGGGATAAGGGCTTATATATCGTTGCCCAATGTTCCAAAACATTTGATATTGTCATAATTCAAAGAGATTTTAACACATTATTAACTGATAGCGTACAGAAATTAAGAGATATTGGCACATTACATGCCCATTACCGGGTCTGCAGGTTTCTGCGGAATCCAATCGTCATTATCATTTTCTTTCTTCTTGTCATCTTCCGGAGTTGCCTCTACTTCATCTTTCTTCTCAGCCGATGGAGTTTCCTCCTCTTCTTCCTTCATCAAGTCTTTCAGCTTTACATTGAAGTGCCTTTCGGTTTTATCGGCTACAATCTTCTGCATCACTCTTGCCCAGGGTGCCCCATTACAGGTACTCTCGTTTTCGAGAATACTTACGAGCTGCACACCACAATAGATGGCGGCAAGATAATTAGCGAGATGGAGAGGATTTTGGAAATCGAGTATCACGGTATCTACCATCGTAGCTAAGAATATCGCAAGGATGAGGACGGAGAAATCCTTCACCATCTTTGCCATTTTCTTAGATTTCAGTTTCCCGTCAATTTTGCATCGAGGGTCTTTCTTGATAGCCTCACGATAGCGAGAATAGATGCGGCAGTTGCAGCGCCATGCCGTGTAGCAGTCGCAGACAAGAGCGAAGAAGCATACGGCAATGTAGTTAAGAGATGGTTCCAGTGTGCACCACACTAAGCCGATAATGGCTGCAAGAAACCTGGTAAGGGTTGGAATTAAACTTTGCATTTCTTTTTTCTTTTTAATGTTATCCTATGTTTTTTAATACTATGCAAAGGTAGAATATTTTTGCCCTACGATGGGGACAAAAAACTTTTGTCCCAACCATTTAGGGGCGATTTCGTAATTTTGTGGGCAGATAAAATAAATAAAAAGGCGCAAAATGATAAACGAGCAATTACAGAAAAAGATAGAGCAGTCTATCCGTCTCCTGCAAAGCGTACAGAAAAGGTACGATGGAGATATAGAACTGGCTTATTCGGGCGGTAAAGATAGTGATGTGATTCTTCAACTCGCTAAGGAAGCCGGTATCAAGTATCGGGCGATATACAAGAACACCACCATCGACCCACCGGGCACTATCGCCCACGTGAAGGAGATGGGTGCGGAAATTATCAGACCTAAAGAGAATTTCTTTCAGCTTGTCGCAAAGAAAGGGTTCCCTAATCGCTTCAGTCGTTTCTGCTGTGAGGTTCTGAAGGAATATAAAATCCTCGATAAAACCGTTATCGGTGTGCGCAAAGAAGAAAGCAGAAAAAGAAAGGAAAGATATAATGAGCCTACCGAGTGCCGATATTTTGGTGCAAAGAAAGAAGAGAACCATGTGGAGCAGATTTACCCTATATTAGAGTGGACTAATGAAGACGTAAGGGATTTCATTCTCGACAGAGGATTGAAGCTAGCACCAGTATATTATGATACGGGGGGGCAAATCGACGTTACCCGAAGACTCGGCTGTATGTGCTGCCCGCTGGCTTCAAGACACAAGCGCCTTATCGAGTTTCAAAAGCATCCCCGCATAGCCAAGGCTTATCTGCGTGCCGGACAGAAATTTTTAGATACACATCCTGACTCGCCAGCAGTAAGCAGATACGATAACGTTTACGAATGGTTTACGCGTGATGTATTCTATGCCAACAATAAAGATTGGGAAAAGGCGAACGGCACGCTATTCGGTAAACCTGATTTCAAGAAGTTCCTAGAAGGTCAGTTTGGTATTGATTTAACATTGTAACACATAACATTTTAGATAATGAGTCAACTTACGCAGAATACCCTGCAAAGAATAGACAAGTGGCTATCAAATGGGCTGAGCATCGACACGATGTTTCCGAAACTGGAACAGAAGTATCGGATGCAGCTCTGCTACGAGTTCTATAAACGCTGGGTACAGAACAACGATATAGACCCCAAGACTACCTGCCGCAACATAGCAAGGCGCGACTATGCGCTGTTTATGGAGCAGGCAGGCAGAGGTGTGAAGGAAGCACAGGAAATGGTAATGGCGCTGCATATTGATATTGACGAAGAAGGCAATATCAGACCTCGTACCATTACCGAGCTGACAAATGATGTGGCAGTCTGCAACCACATCATCCGCTTCTTTATGACCGATGAAAGCCCTCGTCACAAGGCGATGTATCTGAACTCTGCTGAGTGGCTTATCCGTACAGGCAAGCAGCAGAACAACGACCGTGCGGTGGATAAGGGTATGCAGGCTTTGGCTAACGTTTATGGTAATTTCCTGGAAGAGAAGGATGCTACTGAGGAAATGCCGGATATGAGCCGCATAGCTATCACGCAGGATGTAAGCATCGTGAAGCGTGATAGGGTGAACTATACTGACGAGTACAAGAAGAAGATGGCTCGCAAGTATGGTCTTACCGCAAAAGATATGCAGGATATTGCCGAAGAGGAAAGTCTGCAGGAGCATAATGAAAAGGTACCTGACTATATGGAGTATATGGAAGAGGTGCTGGATGATCGTGCTGAGAAGAAGGAAGGTGAAATGGAAATTCCGGAAGAAGAAGGTGATACCGAAAAGGAAGGAGGCGATGATGAGTAAGCGCAAAGGTGATCATCACTACCACAACAAGGTTCCTCCCTTTACTCCGGACCCAGAACATTACACCCGAAAGCAGCATACCTGGAAGGCGAAGGTGACATACGAAACAGAAGATGCCGCCTGGGAGTTTCTGAACCAAAGACCAGAACTGAAGGCGCAAGGGTATGTAGCGTATCAGTGCAAGACTTGCCAGAAATGGCATGTGGGGAGGGTGAAGGAGAAATGAGAAATTAGAAATTATATCAAAATATGGCAAAAGACTGGGTAGGCGGCAATGCTGCCGTATTTAAGACATTGGGTGCAAGCAATCACAAAAATGGTGAGCGCCAAAAAGAAGACTACTATGCCACGGAACCTGCTGCTACGGAATGGCTATGCAAGATAGAACAGTTTACCGGGGGGGTAATTTTGGAACCCTCTTGTGGCGAAGGGCATATTAGCGAAGTGTTGAAAGCTCACGGCTACGATGTAGTCAGTCGTGATTTGATAGATAGAGGTTATGGCGAGGTAGCCGATTTTCTATCTATCGACAACTTAGAATGGAACGGAGATATTGTCACCAATCCACCCTACCGATATGCCTTGGATTTCGTGGAAAAGGCTTTGCAGATTATTCCGGAAGGAAGAAAGGTTGCTATGTTCCTGAAACTTACTTTTCTTGAAGGGAAAGGAAGACGCAGGTTATTTCAAACGCAGCCACCATGCAGGGTATGGGTAAGCAGTTCACGACTGAAATGTGCTGCCAATGGCGATTTCGATGCAACGATTGGTAGCGCCGCAGCTTATGCCTGGTTTATTTGGGAAAAAGGATATAAAGGAGAAACTATTCTAAAATGGTTTAATTGATAAAAATAGAGTTATAGAGGATGGAATTAAATAAGATATATAATGAGGATTGCCTGAAAGGAATGGAAAAGATTCCAAACGCAAGCGTGGATTGCATTATCAGCGATTTGCCGTATGGTACGACTGCTTGCAAATGGGACTCTATAATACCATTTGAGCCTCTTTGGGAACAATACCATCGTGTCCTCAAAACGGGGGGGGTAGTTCTCTTATTTGGCAGCGAGCCATTTAGTACGTCTATCCGTACAAGCAACTTCAAAGAATGGAGATATGATTGGATATGGAAAAAGAATACTTCAGCAGGTTTTATTCATGCCAAGAATAGGCCTATGAAAAATTACGAGATAATATCCGCATTCTGTTGTTTCGGAATGGGGCATAAGAGTACAATGGGAGATAGACGTATGCCGTACAATCCACAAGGTTTGCGACCATGCCACAAGGTTGAACATAATGCAATGAATAAATTCGGTAGAGTTTTGGGCAAAAGACCTTCTCAAAAAAATACCATCGTAACGGAATGGGAAAACTATCCTACGTCCATTCTTGAGTTCAATGTGGAGTCTAACTCCTTCCACCCTACTCAGAAGCCAGTCGCTCTTATCCAGTATCTCATCCGTACATACTCCAACGAGGGCGACACTATCTTAGACAACTGCATGGGCAGCGGCACTACTGCCATCGCCTGTATCAGAGAAAAGAGAAACTTTATCGGGTTTGAGCTGAACAAAGAATATTACGACAAGGCTTGCAAACGCATTAAGCTCGAAATGGCGCAGCCGAGCCTATTCTAAAACATATAATTGCAATGGAATTAAATAAGATTTATAATGAGGATTGCCTGATAGGAATGGAAAAGATTCCAAACGCAAGCGTGGATTGCATTATCTGCGATTTGCCTTATGGCGTTCTCAACAAACAGAGTGAAGGTGGTGGCTGGGATAGCATTATCCCGCTTGAGCCATTATGGAAGGAATATCTGCGCATAACGAAACCGGATGCAGCGATTATTCTTTTCTGCCAGGGCATGTTTACCGTGCAACTTATGATGTCGCAGCCGAAACTCTGGAAATATAATCTTATTTGGAGCAAGCAACGGGTGACAGGCTTTCTGAATGCCAACAAGATGCCTCTGCGCTCGCATGAGGATATTGCAGTATTCTATCGAAAACAACCTATCTACAATCCTCAGATGGTAAAATGCGCGCCAAACCAACGGAATCATCGAAGGGGCGATGGTTCGCACAGTTTGAAGCGAGGCTGTTATGGCGATTATAAAGAAGTGCCTACCATCATATCTGATGAGAAATTCCCAAGGAGCATTATCTGCTTCGACAAAGAGCATTCTGCCGATACCTTCCACCCTACGCAAAAGCCAGTCGCCCTTATCCAGTATCTTATCCGTACATACTCCAACGAGGGCGACACTATCTTAGACAACTGCATGGGCAGCGGCACTACTGCCATCGCAGCAATCCGTGAAAAACGCAACTTTATCGGCTTTGAACTGAACAAAGAATATTACGACAAGGCTTGCAAACGCATTCAGCTCGAAATGGCGCAGCCTTCTCTGTTTTGAAATCAACATACATTCAGGATAACAATTTTACTATTATGCAGCAACCACATCAGATTTACTTAACACGATTTCAGCAGCAATCACTATATATGGGTGCGCGAGACGAGAGAGATATTGCAGCTCGACGCACAGGCAAAACTGATGGTCTTGTGGCACCCTACGTATGGATGACCAGCAACTCCATGCCGGGTATGCTGGGCGCATGGGTAGCCGTATCACGACAACAGGGCTTCTCGAAAACCATACCGGGTACCATGGCGGCAATGGAGCGAATGTTCGGTTTTCAGATAGGCATTCACATGGGTTGGGGGCGACCACCCAAGCATGTGCGCCCTTCTATCTTCAAACCGAAAAGCTATGAAAACATCATCTGGTTTGCCAATGGCGCACAATGGGCATTGATTTCTCTCTCACAGACGGCAAGTGCCAACAGTTACACTTTTAGTGCATGTGTGGGGGATGAGTGCAGGTTCTTCCCGAAAAAGAAGGTGGATGAGGAGTTGATGCCGGCATTATCAGGACAGACACACCCGCTGGGCGACATCAACTTTTCTGACTACAACCCTCTCTATCGCTCTACCCGTTTCGTGAGTGATGCCTCGCTCACGGCAAAAGGCTCATGGCTGGAGCGTGAGGACGAAAAGTTAGACTTGGAAATAGAGACGGGTAAGTTTAAGGGCAAGACCTACCGATGGGTGCAGGGCGAGCTGGAAGACTATGCCGACAAGGTAATCAGATATAACGACCTGCTCTATAATGCCAAGAAGACGAGGCACACGCCTCACGTAGTACCAGCAGAGGTAAAGACAATGATCCGTGCCGTGGCGCTGAAAATGCTGAAGCATGAAGGTATGTTCCGTATTCTGCCTAACCATGGTAAGAAAATCACCAAAAACATGGTGGATATGGCAGTGAACTACAAGTTAGTTACTGCCGAGGATGCCGAACTCATCTATGATTACGAATATCTGATTACGCCGGAGGAAGATTTTGAGATGCAGATGTTCCTGCGTTCCAAAAAGTTTCAGGACGGGTATCTGAGAGAGTTAAGGCGCTCCGCTTTCGTGGTAAGAAGAGCATCTACCCTTTCGAATGTGGACGTTCTGGGTGAGGAGTATATCCGACAGATGAAGCGTGATCTTCCACCCTATACGTTCATGGTCTCGATATTGAACGTAAAAATTAAGAAATCGAACGATGGCTTCTATTCTAACCTGGATATAGATCATGTGCATGGTTATATCCCCGATGAGATTGACCCGCTATCTCAGGCTAATTTCCGCACAGAAAAGGCTACGGGCATTATCGGTGGCAAGAAGATTACTTCAGAAAGCTATCAGCCGGACTTGAAGGAGCTATCCGAAAGAAACGACTGCCGTATGGATGCTGACTGCGTGAACGACCTTCCTCTCTATCTCGCATTTGACTATAACGCCAACATCAATACGTTGGTGGTAGGTCAGGTATATCAACGTGACGGAGTGGAGGCAGTCAATGTTATCAAGAGCTTCTATGTGAAGAACGAGCGCAAGCTGAGGGAGTTGATAGATGATTTTTCTCGCTATTATGCGCCAAAGAGAGCCGTAAACCGTGATGTGGTTTACTTCTATGACGCTACGGCAAAACAGGGTGCCTCGTATGCGCTGACAGATGAGCGATTCTATCAGGCAGTTATCAAAGAACTGGAGCGCAATGGTTGGAATGTGACGGCGATAGATATGGGTGTGCCAGAGAAGCATGAGGTGAAGCACCGCATCATCAATAATGGTCTTGCCGGCATAGAATATCCCGCCATCCGCATCAATCAGCTTAACAATCCCGACCTGATTATTGCCATGCAGCTTTGTGAGGTAAGTATCGGCTATCAGGGATTCCGAAAGGATAAGAGTCAGGAGAAAAAGCCGGAAACGGAAGAAAATCTGCCATTGCAGCAAAGAACTGACTTTACCGATGCCTTTGACTCTCTATATTTAGGATGCAAATTCTGGCGAGGCAATATCGGTTGGTTCGTACTGCCGGACGGAAGGAACGTGTAATAAAGGGTTAAAAAGTAAAAAGGTAAAAAACGAGGGGCGGGTGTCATCGCGACACCCGCCCCTCTTCCTCAACAGTAATGAAATTGGTATTATCTATCTGTATATTTCAATACATGAGAACTTATGAAGAAAAACAAAGATTCCCGCGTTTCACAACGAAGGAGTTCCTTAAATTCTGTTTAACCATAAAATTAAAACTACTATAAATAAAAACATTAAGTAGATATTGAGAAAACACTACAAGACTATTTCTTCTTTTCAGCCTGCTCACTGAGATACTTTTCCCGAAAGTTCCGAAAGATAGTCTCATGCAACTTCATATCTTCCGGACTTAACTTTCTCCACTTCTCGCACCACTTCACCTTTTTGGTACTGTGGGATATGCGATAAACGGAGGAGATAGGGAAACTGGTTAACGTTTGCCCCATTTCAGGATCATCATAACTGACGCTAACCATCGGAACATAAACTTCATAAGTACATGTTCCCAATCCTCCCATCGAAAGGAAACGTTGTCCATTCTCGTCTGGAATTAGCTGAATATCGTCACCACAATATCTATTATTGATAAGTGACTCAAAACTGTGGTTATGCAGTTGAATATACCTTCCATCAGTGAAATAGATTTCCACTACAACTTCTCGATAATTACCACATTCCTGGTCGAGGTTTACAATCTCTTCCCATAGGGTATTATTTTCAAAGTTCATTTTACCGGCAGAGCCTTCCATAAACGAGTAAAACTCATTCATCAGTTGCAGCATCATCTGCTTTTCTGTTTCATTCATATTCTTATTTTCTGTTTGCAAAGTTAATAATTTAATATTAAATGGTGAGGACAAAGGATTTTAAATTTCCTTTACCAGCAACAGCCGATCGTTTTCGTTCAATGCCTTTACATGATAGCCAAGGCGTTTATACCATTCGAGAACGAAAACCTCGGTATCTTTATCGTTCCACTCCAGTTGCACTAATTTGCAGCCAAGTTTCTTGGCTTCCCGCTCTGCGGTCTCCATCAGGAGGCAAGCCGTTCCCCGCTTGCGGTATTTTTCATCTACCCAAAGGTTGTAGATAGCGCAATCGGCATACTGGTAATACTCATCCTTGTATGGTCCAGGCTTTGGTATCTCCACCTGTACGGTACCATGGTTGATTTCATCCACGATAATAATCTTTTGGGATGACTCCCAATTTTGAATTTGTATCATCATATCTTTTCTATAAATTATAGAGACTACTTGCTAATCACATAAACACCATAGGCAAATCTTCTTTCATTTCTACCTTTAAGCCATGACTATCCATAAGCTGCAGACAAACGGACTCTGTAAGATTTTGCCAGTCGATATGATCCTCGTCCTCGTCAGTTAATGGAATAGGTAAGGAATCTTTGATCTTCATAAACAGGTCTTGTACTCGCTCCGTCCTCTTACTTAGATAAGCCTTATAATCGAAATACCCAAATACGAGACCTTCCTGGAAACCATCAGAACTGCAATAAGGTGTTCTAACACGCGTCCATCTTAACATATGGAAATGAGAAGATTCTACTGCCAAGAGAGCATGGAAACGCTCTAAAGCTATTGCTTTTGCCTTGTCGCGATTGAGAGCTTTCAGATAAAATGAAAAACAATCACCTGCACCTTCTCTAAGCGTAAAACTTACCGCATCGAAATACCTATCAGACTTGCATAAATCGTTAACAAGAACGCTCTTGACTTTTGAGGATTTACTTATAAAAACATCAATTCCGTACCAGTTTTCCTCTCGAAGCTGCTCCTCGTCATCAATATTATATCGTTCAATAGCCCTATCATAGGCTTTGTTAACAAACGAATTTGCTTTCTGTTTATCAGAAAACACTCCATCGACGTGGTAATCGCTATACTTACCCGATGTTACCACATAAGCGATTTTAGGCTCATCAAGAGGAGCCACAAATAGGGCATAGAGGGAGGTTGCAGGAACCCGATTTAAGTTAACGATATACTCTACATCATATAACCCAGGATGACTTGCAGCAAACTCTCTGCTCATCTCAGGAGTTCCTTCGTATAAGGGAATACCATTCATCTCGAAACCGAAATGATCAAACACCTTTGGTCCATATTTATCCATAGCGAACAATACTGGTCTCTCTTGTTCACCTTTTACGTCTTCGAGGTACTTTCCCTTTGCCCATTCTATTGCCTTGTAGAAATCTTCATCGAGATACATATAGCCGAAGTAATTATCTCGGAAATATTCTTTTCCTTCTTCAGACAAGGTTTGCGCCTTGAAATCGAAGAATTGTTCTTGGTCCATGTAGTTCTCATACAAATCCTGCAAACCATCTACGATAAAGAGAGACATATCTTCCGCGCAAACGACAAACGGCTTACTGAAATCAATGTTGAAATCCTCATCGGTAATAGGATGCCAAAGGGATTTTTTCTTTTCTTCTTTTGTGTATAAACTCATAAATTTTATATCTATTTAAAATCATTAAAATGCGTCTTTAGTATCACAATCTTTTCTAAGATTGTCATAAAAATCCTTTGGACACATACAGTCCCAGAAGTTATCTGCTGGCTCATTGTATCTGTTGCCAAAGAAATCACAGGCGCAGTTTACGCTTGTCTGGTTGAAAGCGATCACCTCTATATCATTTATGCTGTGAGCCTTAATAAAGGCACTCAGTTTTTTGTATTGTTGTGGATATATACCTCCACACTCATCAGCGACAACCTTTAAGCATTCAAGGTAAACTGGTATATCCTCGCCTAAAACCTTTGCAAAATCAAAGGTAGATCTAAATACCATCATTTCCTCATAAGTTAAGCGGAAATCTTTCTGTAGGTCCTCGATCTCCTTTCTGGATGAAGCATAGAACCATCGACTTGCATATTCACCTTTTGCCTGTTTTTCCTTCACCCATTCCAAATCCAGCGGTTTCCCATCAGCTCCTACCGGTACGTAAGATGGAAGGTATTTCTTTTCCAAATACATCCAAAGGTGAGGCATTCCACCCCAAGCGTTTGGAACCTCTATAGCAAGCTTCCAGCACTTTTTCTTCTTCATTTTAACGTATATTTCAAACATGGTCTATTGCTTTAGAATGCTTAGTTAACGATTAAATGTATCCTATCCTCATAATCCGCGACAATCTCTATCGGGCGGAAATGCGCATTCAGGCATATCGCGAGAGCGTCACCTATCGGACCCTCGTACACGGACTAAAGGTTGAGAGTATCTGGAATGATGTTGTCAATACTTACCTGACAGAACTTATCAATGACGGTGCCCACAAGGTCGCCTATCCTCAATGATGAAGGGTGCAGCTTCTTATCCTCTTCCTTGCTGAGATGAGGGATAGAAACTTTTTGCTTCTTTCCAATAAGATAAGGAGTCACAACGCTCTTATGCTTGGAATAGTCCTCTGTAAAACCATCATATTTGATAGTAAAAGCATTCACCTTTCCTATTAAATCAAGAGGCATTGCCTGAATAACTTCGGCAAGACTGGGCTTGAACAATTCCTTTGCGCCATAGGCATGTTCTGCCTCGAAAGAAAGGAACGTTTGCTTTACTTCCTTCTGATGATCATAATCAAAAGACGGGTCTTTCCAAATGCAAGACTGATGAAAAACATCTACTCTTGGATATTCCAAAAGCACATATTCATCCGACTCCTTGGGGTTGCGCTTGAAGCAAATAACATTGATACCTTCCGCTATCTTCTGTATCTGCTCATGAGTAAGTTTTATCATCTCTTTTCCTTCCATATAAATTTATGATCCATACAAACATCAAAACATGATGTTTTTTCCTTATGTTTAACACACCATGCAGAGGCACGATGGTCATCGTCAACATCGTACCAATAACAATTACCACAGAACTGATATACTTCACCGTACATACGACTATTGCTTCTTTGATTTATAAATACTTTCCAGACTATTGCCTGTATCGAACTTGTTGCCAACAACCTCAAAAAGCTGGAGGCAGCTATCTTTTTCTGAAAGCTCGAACAGATATAAATCTGTGTTCTCTGTGCCATTTCTCCGAATGAAGAACGCACCGCGGTCGAACATCACCGTAAATCGGGCGTGGCTTTGTGTATGTTCGAGAATATCGCCTTCCCAAATTTCTTTGCCGTTCTTATCCTTAAAGCTGGTAAACATGCAGAGGGTTTCAGGATCAACTATCGTAGATGTGTAAACCAATGGTTTGCACTCATTAGGCATCACGGGATGAGAAATGTGATAATGGCCTCCGAAATGGAAAAACTCACCAATAACCCAACTGCCTTGGGGAGAAAGCATATTCTCTTCCTCGATGCTCTTTGCTTTAAATCTAATAAATTCTACCTTCATAATCTATACCTTTCTTTTTAAGATACTCTTTGGCCGCATCCGAACTATCAAACTTCATTGGTCGGATGAAGCGGTCCTTCAGGTATCTGTATTTCTGCCACCAATGCTTTTTATACATGATGAAATACTTGATTTCATCTGTAAAAGACGGAAGCCGCTCGCCATTGAAAAACTTAGGGTAACGGCATGATACTATCTTTATTTTCATACGCTTATCTATTTAAATCTGATCACGAACATATTCTTCTTTAACCACGCATTCGGACACATGCCATTCTTAGGTTTATCCACGGTTATCTCGTCGATTTCCTTTTCGATATACGGTTGGTTATCTTTCGGGTAGCCAAGGAGAAAATGAACGTGAGTGAAAGGCTCCAATACCATCTTGCGAAAAGACCTATCTTCCGGACTATCCGAAGTGTGATTAAGTCCTCCAGTGAGATAGCCTTGCATAAAAAGACCTCTATCTGAAGCACGATGATATTTAGCTATACCAGTTATCACGTCTGCCCTATTCGGTATATCCTTTCTCAAGAGACGCATCGTCCAGAATACAGAGCATTCTCGATACTCATCTGTCTTCTCTCCGCTAACTATCTTCTGATACCACTCGTCGGCAAGATGAAGGGTCAATATTTTCTTTTCCATAATTTACCTATACTGCCTATAATTTTATGTGATTTATGATAATTATCGAGGAAAATTTGCATCTGCATTCCTACGGAACAAGGAGTATCAGCTTCAAAGGCTTTACCTATTTTCCGCATTTGCGCTGCTATGTTAGGGTAAGGAATGCGATACCTGCTGGAATTTACAGGAATGCTATCCTCTTCCCATTTTTCGTAACTAAGACAGTTTCGGTATTCCTGGTATGACATTGCTCCAATATCTCCGCTTTCCATTATAAACCACACCAGGACTTCCCCGCTACTATAAGTTATAAAATGAGCTAATATATACGGCAGATGATAATGACACCAAGGCTTTTTCAGCTTCATGGCATCGGGGATCCTGTATGAAGGGTACGTATATCGCACGGCAAACGAAATAGGGCTGCGATATGGCAATACGCATTTTGTCAACTCGCAAGCATCACGAAGAGGATCTATTAATTCTGCATCAAATGAAAAATGAGATTTCATCTTGAGTGCAGCGGTTCCGTCATTCTCGAATATTGAATAGCTCGTTACGGCATCCTTTTTATCTGAAACGTCAAGACAAACTGCATATTTCTCCCAACCATCTTTTATAGAACCATCACTTTCGTTAAGAAGGTGCTCTCGGGGAACAATAAAAACTTCTGAACCAAGTCCAGCGTAAAGCGTATAGTTCTCCTCAGATTCTGTATTCTTACGTTTTGTGTAATCATCCATATTGCTATCAATTTACTTTTTAAATTTCTTGAAACCAGCAACGGCTTCCCCCTCATACCAATATCCGCTTCGGGTCTTGATGAGCATATCACTCTCCCAGTCGAACACGTAAAGGTTTTCTACGATATACGTAGGGTTCGATTTCCAGCCGCGCAAATACTGCTGAAGAAGCAGCTCTGATACCTGCTCCTTAGTAAGGAGCGGTGCTTGTTTACTCTTTGTTCACATCTATCTTTTTCATTTGTCCGTCCTTGAACTCATAACCGATTTCACGCAGTTTAGATTCCAGCATCTTGACTTGAGCCAGGGATGCCAGGCGGATTTCTACACCATCAAAGTTATTAGAAACGAGACAGGGAGCGATAATGTTGGCAAAGCCTTTTGACTGCTCGCTATGCGCGGCATCTACATTATCATCGCCCACTTGAAGCGTATCGCAAACGTCAGCACTCTGCAATGAGAAGTGAAAGGTAACAATCCTGTTCTCACGCCATAGATTACTCTTTACACAGATAAAATCTTTATCCTTCGTGTTGTACTCTCCGTGTGTCAAGAGGTAAATCATACCTTCCTGCAAGTCTTCCGGACGAATAACTATAGTACCAATATTCTTTCCATACTCACAAGGCTTGACACGATACCTACAGTTTTCTGTATCAATATCATATTCCTCTGGGTTGAAATCTCGCCAATTAGGTTCCTCTAATGGGCGATACTCCACCGGTCTTCCCTCCTTAATGGCTTGCAGCACCTGCAGCAAGCCATCAACATCAAACAAATAAGTCTTTTCCATAATTATTCTTCGTTACTTTTTACGCTTCGCCATGAGATAGCTAAAACGTAATTATTGCACCAGGTGTTATATCCGAGAGTATCAAGATAAAGCTTTACTTTATCCCGTTCTTCGTAACTTTCGAGAGTTACAGCAACTTCATGCTCTGACTTATCGCAAGCGCAACAGATGAGCGATTCTATCATTTCGAGCTGGTCTTTATACGTCTCCTTAATGACGTTAAGGGTTTGTCTTCTTGCCTCTTCTGCTGTTGTCATAATCTATGACTTTATGATTCTTACTTATGAATACGGACGAGTCTTGGGATGAGCTTCTCGTAGCTTTTATATTGTGGTTCTACGTGGCTGACATCCGGATTCGCATCACGCATAGTGTTTATTTCATTCAGGTAATAAGAACCCATGAAGTAATGAGTGAAACCTATGTAGAGGACAGAGCTTTCGTTATCATAACCAGCAAGAAAACCGAAATTTCCTTGCCGCTTACCAGAAATAATCAGGACATCACGACCGTGATAGAGATGATAAATCTCCTTAACCGTCAACCCGGAAACATCTTCCCACTGAGAATCAGCAGATGTAGGCATATTCTTCTGTCCTGCCCTCTCCTCGATAGGCTCTACTTTCATTTCGATACGCAATCCTAATTCCTCATGCTCTCTTTTGGTTTTTAGACCGCTGAGCTTTGCCTTTCTCCATTTATCAGCCCAAGAAAGGAGCCAGAAGCCTACGAAAAAGCCAGTCATTACTACAATGGTTGCCCACAGACAACAATCATATATCTCCTGCGATATAACATAAGGATTGGTGCAGGCATTCTTTAGCTTGCCGAAACCATAAATAAGGACAACGGCAAGGATAGGTACCAGTGCCGCCAACAGGTTAACACCGATAACCTGAGCGTAATACTTCAATTTACTTTTCATCATTTTCTTTTTGTTTTGAATTATAAATCTTTTTTATTTCATCAAGATTTCTGACACACAAATCTCGATAAGCACCTTCAAAAGTTTCTGCCTGCTTATACATGCTGCCCTTTACCATGAATTGGCAATCAAGACCGCGTGCCAGGGTTTTAACCGCAGCAATGAAAACTCACTGCTGTCCCGTTTAGAAATCGTCGGGTCTGAAAAGGCTAGGATATAGCCAATCCTCCGTCTCTTCTGTTGGAACAGCTTTGTTAAACAAATCATTTAAAGGAGTCTTGTCCGTA